GCTTGACACATGCTGTTGAGAAGTTTAAGGACTTTGGGCTAGCATCGCATGTCACGCTCCTTAAGGGAGAGCGCTCTAGAGTTGCAACCTTTGCCGCACAGAATTTGTGAGATTAAAATGGAACTAGAAAATATGGAATTAGCCTCAACTTTGTCGGTTGAAACCCCTCTTAAACAGATGGTTGTTGATTACATCGGGGAAAGGCTAGATCCCGAAGATGGCGACGTAACAGTTCAGATGGCCGTAGATGTGTTCGCTCTGGAATTCCCGGAGTTTCTGTTAGCAGTAGCCGAAGAAAATTTCCTTCGGGGCTATGAGCAGGCGTTAACTGATATGGCTGCTACCATGAATAAGCAAGAGTAATGGAATATTATATCTACAACGTTCCTTTATTCGTGGTTGATAGGCCCGATGAAAGCGTGCACATTGGAGAGTTCTGTTCGGAAGTAGAGGATTACTTGGCGCCTGGTCTCTTAAGAGATGTAGAAGTTATCTATATTGGCAACTTTAAAGAGTTGGGAGACAGAAATGCTATGTTCTCTAACGGAGGCATTTATATGACTTCTCTAGAGCCCACTACTTTTGATATGGTGGAGAATTTTGTTCACGAGGTAGCTCACTCGCTTGAGCAGCGCTATGGACCACACATATATAGTGACGAGTTGATAACAGAATTTAAAGGCAAGCGAGAGCGACTCCGTCATGCGCTGGAAGCAGAAGGTTTTTATATTAACCCGGCGCTTTATCAGTTTTCGGAGTATAATAGAAAATTTGATGACTTCTTGGCTAATACGGTAGGATACCCCACGCTGCTAACACTAACGATGGGCCTCTTTTGTTCTCCCTATGGAGCCACATCAATCCAAGAGTATTTTGCAAACGGATTTGAAAAATACTTTCTTGATAACCCCCGGGCGGTGAGAGATATCTCTCCGACCCTGTACGAAAAGATTGAAGAAATAATTAATGACAACGAAACGTGAACATATATCGTATTCAGAACTAAAAGATTGGGCTCATTGCCCACACTATCACAAGAAAGCATGGGTGGAAAAGGTTGCTCCCTTTGAGGGCAACGAATATACTGCCTTCGGTAGTGCAATCCATGACGTCTGCGAGAAAAAACTCCTTAAGGAAGATATTAACGAGACAGAGGTATTCCAGATTGGATTCAATAAGCGGCTGCAGGAATTGGTTGAAAAAAATATAGAGGTAAATCCACAGAATGTTGAGCAGATGAAAACAGCTGGGCCCGCAATCCTAGCGGAAGTTGAAGATGCCTTGGAAGAATATTTTGGTGACTATGAGGTTTTCTCGTCGGAGGAAATGTTATATGTTCCCATCGAGAATTTTAATATTTTCTTTAAAGGTTTTGTTGATGCCGTCGTTAAGGTAGGAGACACCTATCATTTATTCGACTGGAAGACTTGCTCATGGGGATGGGATTCGCGCAAGAAAGCAGAAAAGCTCGTCACATATCAGCTTACACTGTATAAGCATTTTTTCTGTTTGAAGCACAAAATCGACCCGACTAAGGTAGAAACACACTTTGCGCTTCTTAAAAGAACAGCCAAAAAAGACCGGGTAGAGATATTTAGAGTAACGAGCGGTCCGAGAAAAACGGAAAACGCGCTTAAACTTCTCTACCAAGCAATATACAATATAACCAAAAAGTTTGCCATTAAAAATCGGCTGAATTGCCACAAGCCGTATCCGTGCAAGCTGCTCAATACCGAACATTGTCGTTAGGAGACAAAATGTCAGATAAAATCAAGATCTTTACGATCAGTGACCATCCTCTATCGCCTTCTGGGGTGGGCACCCAAACAAAATATATCATTGAAGGTATGCTTAAGACTGGAAAGTATCAATTCATTAGCTTTGGCGGTGCCATGCAGCACCCTAATCATCAGCCTCAGAAAACTGAACAGTGGGGAGAGGATTGGATTATTTGGCCGGTTGATGGTTACGGCAATCCGGATATGGTGAGAGCCATGATAAACCAGAATAAGCCTGATATTTTATGGTTTATGACAGATCCTCGTTTTTATGGTTGGTTGTGGCAGATTGAGAATGAGATTCGCGTTAACGTTCCCATGGTTTATTATCATGTGTGGGACAACTATCCCTATCCTACTTTTAACCGACCCTATTATCTGTCCAACGATCACATTGCTTGTATTTCTAAGTTGACTTATGATATTGTACAAAACGTTGCGCCCGAAGTGGACTCTTCTTATATTCCACATGCGGTGGATGGGGATATTTTTAAGCCCTTAGACCCCAAAAAGAGTGCCGAATTTAAGATTTCCAAGGGCTTGGGCAAGAAGTTTGTTTGTTTCTGGAATAGTCGAAACGCCCGGCGAAAACAATCAGGTACTCTTATCTGGTGGTTTAAGGAATTCTTGGATCGGGTGGGCCACGACAACGCATGCCTCATTATGCATACTGATACGAAAGATGTTCATGGTCAGGACTTAGAAGCAATAATTGCTGAACTGGGCCTAGTCAATGGCGAGGTATTGTTCTCCCGAGATAAATTAAGCGCTGCAGATCTTTCAGTTGTTTACAATATGGCCGACGTTACTCTTTGCATCTCTGATGCCGAGGGATTTGGTCTATCAACGTTGGAGTCTCTCTCCAGCGGAACGCCTATCATTGTTAATATGACCGGAGGCCTTCAGGATCAAGTGACGGATGGCGAGAATTGGTATGGGATTGGCATCGAGCCAAGCTCTAAGGCTATTATCGGCTCTCAACAGGTGCCTTATATTTATGAAGACCGCATGAGTAAGGACGACTTCTTGGATGCTCTAGAAAAAATATATAACATGAGCACCAAAGAACGCCACGAATTAGGCCTTAAAGGGTCCGAATGGGCGCGCAATTTCTTTGGGTTTGACAAGTTCATCGAGCGATGGGATGAATTGTTTACTTCAATTCATGAAAACAAGGGTTCGTGGGAACATCGCGAAGGTTACACACCATATGAAGTGAGGGTATATTAAGATGAAAAAGATTTTGATAAAAGGACCGGTCTTGTCGCGCTCGGGCTATGGTGAGCAAGCGCGCTTTGCCCTAAGGGCTTTACGTAGTCGTGCGGACATATTTGACATTTATATTCTGAATATCCCATGGGGATCTACGGGGTGGTTGAGCGCAAGATCCGAAGAGACTGAGTTTATTAATTTTGCCATCATGAAAACGGCTCAATATATCCAAGCTGGCGGCCGATTTGATATATCCCTACAGGTCACGGTACCCAATGAGTTTGAGAAAATAGCTCCTCTGAACATTGGATACACGGCGGGCATTGAAACAAATAAGGTAGCCCCACAGTGGATTGAGAAAGGGAACGCGTCCGTCGATAAGATCATCGTTGTATCTAATCATGCTAAAAAGGTTTTTGAAGAAACCAAGTATTCCATTCAAAACAGCCAGACGGGCCAACTCATTGAAGACTGGGGACTGCAGGTCCCCGTTACGGCCGTCAACTATCCTGTGCGCCTATCGGATCCGGACCCATTAGATATCGAATTCACCACCGACAAGAACTTCCTGGTTGTTTCTCAATGGGGCCCTCGAAAGAATCTAGATAATACTATTAGATGGTTTGTGGAGGAGTTTCATGACGATGAGACGGTAGGGTTGGTATTGAAAACAAACACGGCTGCCGACTCTATCATGGACAGGGAGCACACTGCTGCCCGGTTGCAATCTTTATTGGGCGCCCATCCTGATAGAAAATGCAAGGTTTATTTAGTTCACGGAGAAGTGACGCCTTCACATCTGACGTGGCTATATCAACATCCCACCATGAAAGCGCTTATCAATATCGCACATGGGGAGGGATTTGGTTTACCCCTTTTTGAGGCGGCATACAACGGCCTTCCCTTGATTACTGTTCCGTGGAGCGGTCAGATGGACTTTATTTGCAAGCCGAACAAAAAAGGGAAGAACTATCCTCGGGTTATTAAAGTTGATTTTAACATCGATAAGGTACAGAAATCAGCTGTTTGGAAGGGTGTGATCCAGGAAGACTCAATGTGGGCGCATGCAAAAGAAGGGTCCTATAAAGCAGGCCTCCGTGCAGCTATAGATAAAGAGGGACATCACCGAAAAGAAGCCATAGCCCTCCAGAAACATATACTGGAGAATTTTACCGAGGAAGAGATGTATAAGCAGTTTGCTGAAAATGTTTATAATCCTTCGGAGGAGGAGATGGAGTGGCTAGCAGCCCTCTCTGAAATAGAGATATTATAATGAAGGTTTTATTTGTTGCCGACCACTATCAGGAACAAATGAAATTTGGCGGAGGAGAAAACAACGATTCGGTTTTAATTCATCATCTCCGAAGTCATGACAATGTCGATATAACGTGCCTATACACTTCCACCACAACTGTGGACCAAATGCGGGAGTACGATAAGGTCATTGTTGGAAACTTTATCTTTTTAAGCGAAGAAGCAAAACAATATTTGATCAACAATAAGAAATACTTGATCTATGAGCATGATCATAAATATGTAAAAACTAGAGATCCCTCAAAATTTGTAGACTTTATAGTTCCTTCCGATCAATTGGTTAATAGAGATTTTTATGAAGGAAGTGATCAAGTAGTGGTTTTGAGCAAGATTTGCGAGGAAGTGTTAACAACGAATATTCCAGCCGCCAAGGTGCACAGTATTGGCTGCAGCTTATGGACAAAGGACTTTTTTCATTTAGTTAAAAATTTAGAGTTATCTCCGAAGACGAGAGATGTGTGTATACTTCAAAGTCCCAATCCTACTAAAAATTATGCAGCCACTGTTAACTATTGCATTGCGAAGGGTCTGGATTATACCGCCATCTTTTCCCCAAGTCACACAAAGTTTCTAGAACAGATGGCATGCCATAAGAGATTTTTATTTATGCCCACGGTACTAGAAACGTTTTCGCGTGTTTGCGCAGAAGCCAAAATGTTAGGACTTCAAATAATTACAAATCCAAAAATGATCGGGATGTTTAGTGAAACATGTAGCAGCCTTTCTGGGTCTGAACTCCAATCGGCGCTATTAGAACGAAATGAAAGAGCCTTAAAATATTTTTCGGATTGGGTATTATCCGATGGTTAGAATAGGCTTGGCATCCGATCATAATGGCGTCGCACTAAAAAAGGAAATGGCGGAGTTTCTGCGTAAATTAGAAGATGTGTGTATTGTAGATTTGGGCCCCTTTGAAGAGGGTAAAAAAGTAGACTATGTTGATTATGCCAATCAATTGGCACAAATTTTATCTAATGGAGATGTTGATAAAGGCATCTTAATATGTGGTACGGGCGTTGGCATGAGTATTGCTGCCAATCGGTTTGAGAAAGTCCGGGCTGCTCTTGTTCATAACATCCTCACCGCTCCAAAGTGCCGGGAACACAATGATGCCAATGTACTGTGCTTGGGAGCGTGGGTGGCAACGGCAGAGGAAAACTTTAAGATACTTGAGTCTTGGTTGGAGACGGATTTCGGCCATGGCCGACACGTCAAAAGGGTGGAGAAATTATCTACTTCCAAGCAAAAGATTGTTTTTACAAATGGTGTTTTTGATATTCTTCATGCTGGTCACATCAATTTGCTAAATTTTGCTAAGTCCTTAGGGGATAAGCTGATTGTGGGCATCAATTCCGATGCAAGCGTTCGGTCAATTAAAGGGGAGAATCGCCCAGTGAATAAGGAGACTGATCGCAAGGCACTGCTGGAGGCCCTCGCTCCGGTGGATGAGGTGATAATTTTTGATGACGAAAAGGCCCACACTTTAGTACTCGAAGTCAGTCCATCTGTGCTCGTGAAGGGAGGGGAGTGGACAGCCGACGAGGTCCGCGCTCGCGATGGAATACCCCCAGAGGTGGAGATTAAAATTTACCCGATTGTGGGGGACTATTCTACAACTGCTATTATTAAGAAAATTCATGAAAAAGATGATTGGAAAAAGCAAGGATCCTAAAAGGGTTTTGGTGTTGGGAGATTCCATTTTAGACCATGATATTGTCTGCAATGCAATGGGTCTTTCTTTGGAGACGCCGACTTTAAAAGCCCGTCTTCATTCGGAGAGTTACAAATTCGGTGGCGCCGCCAACGTTGTTAATAATTTATTAGCTCTCGGATCTTTTGTAACTTACGTTACTCCTGTGGCTGCCGATAAATATGAGTCAAAGTACCATAAGTGGGAGCATCCTCGATTAGATCTGATCCCCCTTAGTTACCAGGGACAAAACATAGTAAAGTCTCGATATTGGATCAAGCGCGGTGAACACTCTTATAAGCACCTTCAAATTAACCAAGGAACCTTATTTGTCGACGTGGAAAAAGCGCTAAAGACGATTAGCGATATTGTAGTCGAGGGGATATATGATGCAATCATTTTAGTGGACTATCGAGGCGGCCTATTTTCCAGGAATGAAGTCAGTCGTAAGTTGGTAGAGGCGATATCATCTACTCATTCATGTGTTTATGCCGCATCGCAAGTGTCGGATAGGGAGAGTCAATACTCACTTTTTGAAGGGGTAGATGTTATTTGTTTGAATGAACAAGAAGCGCGCTCAGAGCTTGAAGATTTTAGTCCAATCCCCGAGGATATTTTGCGTCTTTCTCGGCATTTGGATACCAGAGTTTGTGTTACATTGGGATCGCATGGAAGCACTCTACATACTCGTATCGACACTGTTGAAAGTGCTGATGCCTATAGTGTGGCCGTTAAAGATACTTGCGGCGCCGGCGACAGTTTCCTCGCCGCCCTAGTGGCATCAGACGAGGATTTAGAGTTTAGCAATAAGTGGGCCGCAGCATCGACACAACAGATAGGAACAAGTGTCCCTAACTTAGAAGAGGTGTTGGCATGGGAATAAAAGACAGGGTTTTAGAGGCCAATCAATGGATTGTAGATAAAGGCCTTGTTGAGCTAACATGGGGGAATGTGAGTGCGGTGGCGACCAATGGGGATTCGGTGGTTATTAAGCCATCGGGAGTTCAATTAGATACCACTACCAGAGATGACATGGCTGCCGTTGATTGGGATGGTAATCATCTTTCGGGACAAAAACCGTCGGTAGATACCCCATCTCATTTGGCTTTGTATAATAGCTTTCCTGAAATTGCTAGCATTGTTCACACGCATTCTAAGTATGCTACTATATTCGCCCAAGCGGGGCACCCAATTCCGTGCTTGGGGACAACACATGCCGATTATTTTTATGGGGATGTTCCCTGTGTGCCCCACCCCCCCGAGAAGGAAGTCGAAAATGACTACGAGGAAAATACTGGCCGAATAATAGGTGAATATTTTAGCGAGAATGAGTTAAACTGTTTGTATATTCCGGGATGTGTGGTAAAGGGACATGGAGTTTTTACATGGGGTCAAACGATAGAAGCCGCCTTGGAAAATGCATATGTGCTAGAGGTGGTAGCAGAAATGGCATATAAAACGTTGATGCTGGACCGCTATAGTTGCTTGGCTGATTTTGTTTTAGAAAAGCATTTCGGCCGCAAACATGGGGATACTAAATATTATGGCCAGTGAAATTAAGTACGGACCGCAAGAGTTGCCTCCTATTGATAGCGTGGTGAAAGAGGTGCACAAATATTGGGGAGACATGAAGACCCTCTTTGAAAATGATCAATATTCTGTAAAGAGAATATTCATGAAAAAGGGAACCCAAAGTAGTTTAGAATACCATGTTAAAAAAGAGGAATCTTACTACATAGAATCCGGGAAGTTGAAAGTAGGTACTCGCATAGGCCGCGCCCGAAACACCTCTCTCGTGTTAAACCAAGGTGATGTATTTCATATTCCACTGGGATTTATGCATATGAGGATAGCCCTAGAGGATACGGTCATCATAGAGTTTTCTACTCTGGATGACGATGCTGATTCTCACATAGTAGAGGACGGCAAAACTTATGTTCATAAGGAGGAAGAATAAGATGAAGTTATTTATTGATACAGCAAATTTAGATGAGATTAGTACTGCTCTAGAGTATGGTCTCGCACAGGGGGTAACAACAAATCCCTCTCTGCTGGCTAAAGAGCCGCAAGCAGACTTTTATGCTCATATCCAGAGGATTGCTGATGTGTGCACCGAGTTAAGCCCGGATATTCCTTTGTCCGTAGAGGTTTTCGCACAAACACCAGATGCAATGATCGACCAGGCCCATCATATCGTGGGAACAATTAAATACACTAATTTAAATATCAAAATCCCCGTGGGGTTTGATGAAATGAGGGTGGTAAAAGCCCTCAGCAATGATGGGGTGAGGGTGAACTGTACTTGCTGTTTTACAGCCACTCAGATGCAGCTCGCCGCAGCCGCTGGCGCTCGTTATGTATCACTTTTTTACAATCGCGCTCTGGACAGCCAGATCGACGCCCTGCAAACTCTGCGCCGCACTAGAAAATTTATTGATACTAATCTTCTCAATTGTGAGATCATTGCGGGAAGTATTAGAAATGCTTATGACCTTGAGGACTGTTGGGATGCTGGGTGCGATATTGTAACAGCAGGGATGCCAGCCATACGCAAGTCGGTCGCGCACTTAAAGACAGACGAATCAGTGGAAGGGTTTTTGAAGGATTTTGCAGCATGGATCGAATGACTTACGTAATTGATATTGACGACACCATATGTCGTACCAACGGCAGCGATTACGAAAATTCCCAACCTCTAAATGACCGGATTGCAGCGATAAATAAGTTGTATGAGGAGGGGCATACCATATTGTTTTTAACCGCTCGTGGAATGTGTCGAAACAACAATGATCAATTAGGCGCGATCGCTGAATTGTACAATTTTACCCACGATCAACTTGTGGCCTGGGGAGTTAAATTTCATAAATTGTTTTTGGGCAAGCCGGCTGGGGATGTGTACATAGACGACAAAGCCTGTAAGGATACGGATTTTTTTGATGTATGAAACTCCGGACTGGTTTTTTGACAAGTTAAGGCAAAAACACAACTTTTGCTATGTAAGATACAATGATGGCGAAATGATGGGCATTGATAGGGTTGGGGCCATAGCAGCAAGAGGGGACCAAGTTGTTAACCGTTCCTTACATGAGAAATTAATCGAGGGTATCTCGCACCGGCAGGAAGATTATTATATTGGACTTCCCTGTGGGACTTGCTTCCCCAAACACGCCCAATTAGCCGCAGAGCTGACGCGGGGCCATGGTTGGATAACATCAGCAGTGCTGCTAACCAATAGAAATTGGAAAAAATTCTATGATAATTTTCCGGACGCTTGCGGTGAGAGGTCTGTAATATGGGTGGGTGGCAAATCTCAATCTAAGCAAAATTTAATAGACTATGGACTGAATATAAAGAAGTGTGTTCTGGTGCCAGAAAAAAATAGTTGGACTTACTATGAAAAGTTAAAAGAATTAGTGCCCCCTCTTTTTGTTAAGAACGACATTGTCGCTGTATCGCTGGGTCCGACAGCAAGGGTGTTGTGTAAAGAATGGTTTGAGGAATACCCCGATACAACTTTTATAGATATGGGGAGCCTCTTAGACCCAGTAACGCGAGGGGTGTATTTTACTGCCCATAAGGGCTGGGACGAGACAGGGTTCAACCTGCAGAACAGGTGTCCAGAGTGCAATTGAAGAAAGTGCTTTTTGCCGGCCCATGGGTGGGAGAGTTTGGTTGGGAACTATTTTGCTGGCATGCCTACGTTAGAAGCCTTTCAAGGTTTTATGATGAGACTGTGTGTGTTGGCCCACCACATTCCGAGTTCATGTATAGAGATTTTTGTGATAAGTACATAAACTTCACCCCTGAATATGGTGATTATAGAGACTCGTTTTACAAAGTTGGATTTTCTATTGATGGTCCCCTTATTCGTGGACTAATGAAAAAAGCAGAAATCTCTACAGAAGAAAATCAGGTTTCGATATTTGCACCTCGGAGAATTGGAGATCCGCCGCGTACACATTACAATGAAAAGTTCCAATTTGGCAATCAACTTATTGCACCTGAGTATATTAAATTTGGAACACAAAGAGAAGAATACAAAAACACCATTATTTTTCACGCTAGGAATAGGACCTTGCGTCAGGGAGATAACTGGCACGAAGATAATTGGAAACCCTTAGCTGAATCTTTGCTTACTAAAGGATACGAGATAGTTTCAATAGGGCTCAAGAGCGAGTCGCTGCATATTGAGAACACAACAGACAAGAGAGAATGCGATCAACAAGAGTTATTAGATATTTTACATAGTGGTGTTGCGATTTTTGGACCATCATCCGGCGCAATGCATTTAGCAACCCTATGCGGATGCTCGCAGATAGTTTGGACAACCGACTATAATTTAGAGAGGTATACAAAAAATTGGAACCCTTTCGAAACGCCTGTGTTATTCTTGTCGAAGCATGGCTGGCAACCACCTCCCGAATATGTATTTGAGGAATTTGGCAAATGGGGGCGCCACGGAGGAGGTATATAGGAATGAGTAAGAGTAGCGAAATTGAAAAGCATTTTTTGGATGCATTTGCAACCACTAATAAAGAGTTTATTTATATACCAATACCAAAGACGGGCACCAGATCAATCCTTAAACTGATGAATAAGATTTATGGAAAAGACCTTAAATTTTCTCACCACTCCTATAAATGGGTAGCCAACACGATCTCCCAAGCAGAGTTGGCGCGCGCAAAAGTTTTTGCAACCGTTAGAAATCCCTGGGCTAGGATGTATTCTATATTTTCATATTATGGACCTCAGAGTAAGTTCCCTCTTAAGTCAAAAAACTTCAGGGATTTTATAATGACATCTCCCATAGAATATGCCAATTGGTATCAGGACGAGGGCTGCTGGGAAGATTTTTATAATCAATCTCGATGGCTCGCAGATGTGTCCGGAGAAATAAAAGTTGATAAAATATTTAAATTAGAAAATTTAAATAATCGAGATCTTAATGGTTTTTTTGGAGTAAGTGGGCACAAGATTTATCATGTAAATCGGTCTACCTCCAAGAAGCAACATTACTCTTTATTTTACGATGATGATATGATTGAAGTCGTTTATAAATTGTGCAAAGAGGACATCGACAATTTTAATTATAATTTTGAATACAAAGAGAACACAGAGAAGAGGGATAAAAATGGATAAAAAATTGTTAAAGCTTACGGAAGATGGCTTGAGCTTATGGTATGAAGAAAATTATGATAAAAGTTGGTTTGTTGAGTGCACGGGTGTGGAATATTTAAAGAATTATTACACAAATCATCGCCCTAGACTGTTTGAGCGCTATCACGGATGGTTTGGTAGCCTAGGCCTAACAGGACATGGACTAGATCTTGGATTCACCAATGGAAGAGGGATTTACTTCTTTTCTAGGATCTTCCCACACTGCAAAATTACGGCCATTGATTTTAATAAAAATACAGAATTAATACACGACCACCTAAAGAATTTAATTCCACAGATTGTAGAACTAAGAACCGAAAATTGTTCTGCTCTTTCCGATCCAGATGAAAAATATGATTTTTGCACCTCGACAGATTTTTATGAACATGTAGATGAGAGCACATATTTTAAGTCAATAAGAGAAGTTCATAGAGTTTTAAAAAAGCAAGGAAAATTTTGTGTATATTTAGGAAAAACAATCCTACCGGAGCACATTAATTTGAGACCTGATTGGCAAGTATTCCAAGATATGAAACATAACGGCTTTAAATTTATAGATAAAAGAAATGATTTACTAGTTTTTGAAAAAAATGAAACTTCTTAGCGTAATTGGCACAAGGCCACAATATATTAAAATAAAGCCATTCTATGATTTTTGCAAAAGGCAAAACATAGATCATCAAATTCTGGATACACTTCAGCATTACTCCGATAATGTTTCGAAAGATTTAATTGGTGACCTTGACCTCAGAATAGATTTTACCTTAAAAACACGAAAAGACAGCGAGCTTTCCTTCATCGCGGGTGCACTAGAAGAAATAGGACAAATTCTTCAAAGAGAAAGTCCCGATTATGTTTTGGTTTATGGTGACACGAACTCTACCCTGTGTGCGTCTTTAGCGGCCTATAAATTGAATATTCCCGTTGCTCATGTGGAAGCAGGGCTGCGATGTGGAGATATTCGCGTCCCGGAAGAGGTAAACCGGATCTTTGCAGATACAGTAGCGGCGATACAATTGTGTTCTTCCAAAGCTGGAATGAAAAACCTTCAACGTGGAATATATTGTGGGGATTTAGAGTATGAGATTTTAAACACCATAAACCCTTCAGTTGTACATGGCGATTTTGGAGTAATGACAATTCATCGACAGAGTAATACCACGCCAGAGCAATTGCACAAGATTCTAGATTTTTGCTCCCAAATTCCTCACCATATTCGTTTTTATGTACACCACCGTACGTTGCCATTCTTGCGCTACGTCGACCTTCCTACCAATATAGAGGTGTACGAATCGTGTCCTTATTCGGAGATGGTGAAGAACTTGGCAGAATGTAAATTTATTTTGACAGACTCGGGTGGGATTCAGAAAACGGCCCCTTTTTTTGGCAAGAAAACTTTGGTGTTTCGGTCTAAAATTGAGTGGACCGAGACCGAAGAGGCCGGGTATGTCAAAAAAGCGGATTATAGCAAAGAGAGCCTAAATTGGCTCCTATCAGGGAATACACGACGCTCGCCTGCTTTCTATGGGAGCACCACTAACACGACTTCGGAGATAATCTATAATTCCATCGCCCAAGACCTGGAGGGTCGAGCCTAATGAGTGTGCCATTATTTGATTTGCGGAGAGTTATTCATCCGCATGCGTCTTCTTTAAGGAGGGCATTTGAATCCTCTCTCGAAACCTGTCATTTTATCAACGGTCCTGCAGTTACAGACTGGGAGGCCGACTTGGATGACTATTTGGGGGCTGGTAAGAGTTTGGGCATCTCAAGTGGAACGGATGCATTGTTGGCCATTTTTATGGCCCTAGGACTTGAACCTGGGAGCGAGATATTGGTGACGTCCTTTACATTTGTCGCCTCAGCGACGTCTATCGTAAGAGCAGGACTCAAGCCGGTGTTCGTTGATACAGCACCCCAATCTTTCCACCCTGGTCTTGAAGAATACGCGGCCGCCATGACTACAAATACTAAGGCAGTATTGTTAGTTCATATCTTCGGTGCGCCCAACAATATGGCCGAGATGGTTAACTTTTGCAAAACCAATGATCTCCTATTAATTGAAGATTGCGCCCAGTCTTTAGGCGCCGAATGGGAAGGTCAAAAAATAGGTACTTTTGGGGATGCTAGTGCGTTCAGTTTTTTCCCGGCAAAGAACCTAGGTTGTTTTGGGGACGGCGGCGCCGTATCGACACCCTCGACCAAAATATATGAAACTATTAAAGCAATTAGGTCACATGGTGCAAAAACAAAGTACCATACCGAAATGATGGGAGGCAATTTTCGTCTAGACACAATTCAGGCATCAATCTTGAGTGTTCTCTTGCCTGCATTGTCCGGTTGGCTTTCCCAGAGGGGCGAGAATGCTTTATATTATCTTGAGCACATTAATGAAAGTAAAAGCACACAACTTCCTGAGAATCTCAAAGGGCATTCGTGGAACCAGTTTACTCTACGATCGTCCAGGCGCGATGCTCTTAAAATATATTTAGATGAAAATAACATAGGAAATGCAGTATACTATCCTATACCGTTACACAAACAACCTTTATTTGCCACCACTACTACCCAGTGTCTTCCGAACGTAGAAAAACTGTGTAAAGAGGTTTTATCGCTTCCAATATATCCTGGATTAACGCGAGATGAGCAAATAGAAGTAGTCGATAAGATTAACTGTTTTAAATAATGTTGGTTGACAAGGACTGAACAGGTGGGAACACAATGATATATATATTAACATACGACTCTTTTCATAGAAAAACGCAAGATCTCCTTTTGCGCCTTAAGGCTACCGGAGTGTCAGAGGCGCATGTATTAATTACCCCATGGGAAGATAGAAAAAATCACGTTCCCCTCATTCCTCATAGACCCCCCACAACTTTAGAAGTTGATACTGTCACTCTTTGCGACAGATTATCTTTTAAAAGCACAAAGATTGATTCATTCGATGAGATGCCCCCACTGGAAGAAGAAGACTTTATTTTGATTGGGGGCGCCGGTATCCTACCAGAAAAAGTAGTAAAAAGCGGAAAAGTTATCAATTCTCATCCCGGCTATCTTCCGTACTGCCGCGGCCTGGATTCCTATAAATGGGCTATCTACGAAGGTAAGCCAATTGGGGTTACAACCCATATAGTATCGGAAGGGTGTGACACTGGTAAATTGATTAAGGCAAAACTGGTGCCGTTATATTCATGGGATACTTTTCATAGTGTAGCTCAAAGACAGTACGAACTAGAAATTGATATGCTTGTCGAGGCTATAAAAGATATAAAAACCTCTAAGTTGGAGCCCATAGACGAAACTCGGTCTTCGCCCAAAAGAAGAATGAAACACTCCATGGAGGTTCGTTTGTTGTCTCGATTTCAACAGATAGTAGACAAGTGTGAGATTTAATTAAGTGCCTGAAAAAAGGAAAATAAAATGTTGAGATTTGGACTACTGGGTGCTGCTGGTTTTGTGGCGCCCCGCCACCTGCAGGCGATAAAAGAAACCAACAATAACTTATTAGCAGCAATAGATCCTCACGACTCAGTGGGGATCCTAGATTCTTACTTCCCTCAAGCTGATTTTTTTACCGAGCCGGAAAGATTTGAAAGACACCTAGATCGCCTTAAGGACAAGGGGAAAAAGCTCGATTATTTATCCATTTGTTCGCCAAATTATTTACATGATGCCCACATAAGAATGGGGCTTAAGAATGATATTGATGTGGTGTGTGAAAAGCCACTCTTGGTAAACCCTAAAAACGTTGAATTGTTAAAAAAACTAGAGAAGGAAACGGGAAGAAAAATAAATTGCATTTTGCAACTTAGACTTCATGACACTATCGTCTCACTGAAAAAAGATATAGATAAAAATAAAATTTATGATATAGATTTAACTTATATAACACGTCGAGGAAAGTGGTACGAATACTCTTGGAAAGGTGATATTCATAAATCTGGAGGCCTTGCCATGAATATCGGAATTCATTTTTTTGATATGCTCATGTGGATTTTTGGAGAGTGCCTCGAAAGTAAAGTTTTTTATAGAACAGCGGACGCTATTAGTGGGCGCTTGGTTCTCGACAGAGCACGAGTTAGATGGACTTTGAGCACTGATTCCACCATGTTACCAAAAAATGTTAAGGCTCCGTATCGGTCAATATTAATCGATGGGAAAGAGCTGGAATTTAGTCATGGGTTTACAGATTTACATACAAAAAGCTACAAGCAGGTTATTGAGGGTGAAGGATTTGGCACTGCCGACGTGATGGGGTCGCTAGAGGCCACCAGTGAAATAATGTCCTCCCGGATAGAGCCAGTTCTAGATAGGGCTTGGGTCCACCCTCTCTGTCCGGTGCTGGCCCTCCAGGAGAAGTAAAAGATGAAGGTACTCTATATAACCCCCCAGGGAGTAGGAGGCACATCACCACAGATAGAGATGGCGCAACATCTAAGACCACGGTTTGAAAGGCTAGACTTGTGTATTATCGGCCTAGACAACTTGTCTGCCTATAGAAAAGATTGGGATGTTGTGTTTGGGGCGATGGAAACGGCATGCCCGGTCGCTTTACAAGTATCGTCACAGATGAACATTCCAGCATATGGTCATTGGGAGTACATCCCCCCATTTAGGATACATGGGTACCCGGGAGGCTCAGACCCTTTGTTATGGGGCTATCGAGAAGAGCATCTGGCGGAACATTATCAAAATAAGCGCTTTTATTCCTTGTATAAATCTATAATTGATGCGGCGGCCCAAAGTACCATTAGTTCTTGCGCTGGCCATGCCTTTAAGGAAACAGCAAAAACCTTTTCAGGACACGATTTAGATAATTGCTTTATCAAATATCCTGCCAGCCCAATGCCTCTAAATAAAGACCGCAATGCGGAAAAAAGAGATTATTTTATTACGGTTTCCCGGCTAGTTCCCAACAAAAGGGTGGCCGATCTGGCTAAGGCTGTTCGCAAAGCAAACTTAGAAACAACCTGGGTGATAGTGGGCGACGGCCCCGAAAAGGCCGAAATAAACCGAATTATGAAGGACAGCAAAACCAAAGTACACTATATGCCCAATACGAACGGAGAGAAAAAGTTTTTCTTTCTTTCCAGAGCTAAGTTCCAACTTTCAGCATGGCATGGTTTGCCCCAATTAGAGGCTGCTCTGGTGGGAACACCGACTATTAATTTAGATATAGATTATATCCGAGAACTTTATGGCGATAGCCTTACGTGGGCAGCCACCACTGAGGATCTTGTTCACGAGATGAGAAATTTCGCTGAAAACCCTGTTATGTGTAAACAAAAGGCCGACACGCTTTATGAGGCAGCCATTGGAGACGCATTAAACATAAACACCATAGATCAGGCGGCAGATATAATTGAGGATACTTTAAGAAAAATACTATAATTTAATTATAAGAAAGGCTAGTTTGCGAAGCTTAGGGAGAAATAGGGAATGAAATTAGACTCAAGGGAAGAGGAAATTTACGCGTGAGGTATATACTTGTCACCGGTGGAGCCGGATTTGTGGGGACGGCACTTATCAGGGAATTGGTTAAAGATCCGAGCAACTGTGTTTATTCGTTAGACAATTACTTTACCGGTACAGAAAAAAATCATGTGGAAGGCGCCACCTATATTAGGGGCAACACACAGCATATACAGGACTTAATCCACGATGGTAGCAAAATTGATATCGTATACCATTTTGGAGAATACTCCAGAGTTTCCACATCTTTTGAAGATAATGAAACTGTCTGGAGATCAAATGTAGCGGGTACCCGAGAGGTATTAGAATTTTGTCGCAGAAACAATTGCAAATTAATTTATTCTGCTTCTAGTACTAAGTTTGGCGATGGCGGCACAAATGCGTATGCTTCGCCCTATGCTCTTTCTAAGTCACAAAACACGGAGTTGATAAGATGCTACTCAGAATGGTTTGGCTTGGATTCGGTTATTTGCTACTTTTATAACGTATATGGCCCAGGGCAAATCACTGAGGGCAAATATGCCACTGTTATCGGTATATTTGAGAGGCAGTATTTTGCTGACGAGCCACTTACAGTTGTATTCCCGGGCACCCAGGAGCGATCTTTTACGCACATAGACGATGTGGTCTCTGCGTTAATAAAGTTACAAAAGGTAAAGGGTGATAATTATTGTATCGGGAATACCGAGGCATATCAGATAGTTGAGGTAGCTAAAATGTTTAGTGATAATCTGGTATACTTAGATGAGCGCCCGGGCGAGCGCTACACAACCGCCATCGATCTTACAAAGATGGCGGAACTAGGGTGGAAGCCTGTACATAATTTGCCCGCATATGTGAAAGACATTTTACAAGGAGAATGAGATGAAACTATCCGACCAAGCGTTAGGTGCCCTAATGATGGCATTACAAAAATCATTAATAGAACAAACTGATATTGTGCCTGTCTTAAAGGACATGAACTTTGAAACTGAAGAAACTGAGGAGACGGACGTCCCTACTTTGGTGATTACCAATCCTCCCGTGTTTTCTCTGGATGATGCTGTATTTAATGACGAGGCCTAAAACCTGATGCCCCGTTATGAGTACCGCTGCGGCAATTGCAAACAAACGTCTACAGTTATGCATGCGTCTGCAGAGCAGGCCACAGAGTGCCCCAAATGCAATATTTCGGGATCTCTTACAAAACTGCTATCAGCATTTTCTACAGCACCTCCGCCTCGTAAGGTGCACACCAAGGTAGGAGAAGTTACGGAAGATTTTATAGCCACATCTCGTGAAGAGCTGCAGCAACAAAAAAACGACCTAACTAAGAATAGATGATGTTACTATATGGCACACTAATATTTTCGCTTTTAATTAACATCCTCTTAGGTTGGTATGTAACAAGGTTGCTTAAAAAATTTATGTATATTTCTGCGAATATGGCAGATTTGTACCTGATCACCAAAGCCTTTAATGTATTTGTGAGCGACCTTTATAGTATGGATTCGTTTCATGGCGAACCCATGATAGAGGAAATGGTGACGCGGATCCGAGAAGTCTCCGAAGAGATGGAGGCTTTTAGAAGCATTTTTGAATATACATTAGATGAGGAAGTAGACAACGAACTAGAGGAAGCATTAAATGCCGAGGAAGAAGAGCAAAAAAAACCATTATTTTACGCAGGTCCATGAAGACGCAATCGTTAAGTATGCGCTTTCGCAAGACAATGAGCTAAGATCTAAGCTTTACGAAGAATATATACAACCAGCTTTTGACCAGATGGTCGACAAGATTATTTATACATATCGTTTTACAACGTTGCCCAACATCGACTATTTAAAAGCCGACTGCAAAGTCTGGCTAACCACAATATTAAACAAATATGACCCCAGCAAAGGCTCTAAGGCCTTTTCATATTTCTCAGTGGTAACCAAAAACTGGTTTATCCACAAAGTGAAGAGGACCAAGAGAAGGCTCCAGACTGAGGTGTTCATGGAGGATCTCCTAAACGAAGTAGATGAAGACCTTGTATCCGATGAGGAGACTTATTTTGATCGAAGAGTTGAGCTAGAGTTTTGGAAATCTTTGAATGGAGAAATTAGTACGTGGGACTCCTTTATGTTGAAGGAGAACGAAAAGAAGGTACTGATGGCGGTCCGCATTCTTTTAGACTCCGCAGATCAAATAGAAATTTTCAATAAAAAAGCTATTTACTTATATCTCCGGGAGATAACAGGTCTTAACACAAAACAGGTTGTTAATAATTTGAATAAGTTAAGAAAACGATATAGGGTATTTAAAATTAAATGGGAAAACGGCGAGATCTAACCCTCGAAGAATATGTAGAGGAAACGACGACAAACATCCGGGAAGACCGGGCCATGGCTAAGACCCTGTTGATGGACGTCATGGCTGATATGTCCGCTAGCGCCCACGACCGCCGGGAATTTGGCCCCCTTGCAGCAAAGTTCGTAGAAAACCTACAGCGCTCCAACGAGCAAATGGTAAAACTAGCTGCCATATTGCAACGACAAAAGACGTCCTCTGTGGGCCTCACCGCGGGAGACAAGGAAGAACTCTTTGATCTTCTCAATGAGGGTAAAGAGGATGGCTAATGAGGATATTGCGACACTAGAGGCGCTTAGTCTTGTATATTCTGACTTTGGCCCCCAGAGACGATCTAATCCGTATGTGGAGTCGGTAGATACGCGTTTTGAGAGCACCCTTGATGTGCTTCGAAGAGGTACCCTTAAGGGCTTCGAGGACAATATTTTGGGCAGTGGAGACAGTATCTTTGGGATAGTGCTCCGCGCCAACGACCCGGCCGCGAGCAATCCAGCCACCAACAGTACGGCCGAAACTATGAGCATCCTTTCCCGTATTTTTGGCACGCCCCAGTCGGTTATTCACGGCGCCCGAATAAAAGTTCTTAAGACTCCTCATACTGATATTTTTATGGATCCCCTTACTTATGACCAGACTTTAGAAGATGCGTTGCGCATTGATAACTTTCCCTTGTTTCTCTATGACGCGAGTAAAATAACAATCGAGCCAGGAAGCTTTATATATGGCAATTTTGATGCACACACTCTCCGCAGCGGCCTTATCGGCGAGGTGGCCGACTTGCCTCCCTTTGCTCTTGGAGTGCAGTCTTCGGCCTTGACGGCCGGTAGTTATGCCTCGGCTGCGGCCTCGACCGTGGAGGATTTTGTGCAATCATTAATGCGGGATCCCCCGCCTCCTTTGGAGGGCGCAGAAGTTTATGCTCCTTACTCACCTGAGGCCATGAAGCTTTTTGAGGAAGCTTTGGAATATGCTAGTCTGGATATTGGCTGGGCATACTTGGATAGCACTCATTATATCTTGAGCAAAGAAAGCGGCGGAAAGGTGGGGATTCCTAACTATACTTATAGAATTTTGACAGGCAGAGACCCTGTAGAAATCCCCAATATTAAAGATAAGCCAGAGCACTGGCCCACCACGTGGGCTGCGGCAAAAGCTGGAAATTTTGGAACATACTTGGGGAGATCCACGGCCACCGGGTTAGGTCAACTTTTGCAGAGTAACGCAGCTAAGTTTTACCCCAATGGTGTTGATGGCATCGGTGATGCGTTTAACGAAGCTGTAGGTTTTGTACGCTATATTTATGACCGCTACGGCGACCCCGACACTGCCCGCAGTGTATATGGGCGCATAGGAAGTTACCGTAACTCCAGGACTGGAGTGGTAATGAAAAAGACATTCAGAGAGGGGTATTAAAAAAATGGATAACAAGAACTTTCAGCCTAAACCAGATCCGCCTCTCGTAGATTCGGATAAGCTAGGCCCACGAGACCGTGCTCTCTTTGACGACGGCCCCGGCTCTTTTTCGTTTTTAGGTTTCGGCCACACGCCAACCTTGGGCCCGCGCCCTAAACGAAATGTGGGCCTCGCCGAGCGCGTATACGGGTGTCCTACTGTTAATGGTTCCTTTACGATGGGGAACCAAAGAGGAAACGGTGGCCTCGCCGAGGGCTATGGCGGCCAGGGGATTGAATCTCCCACTATTGACCTTACGGTGGGTCATATGGGCCCGTATGCTAAGACTACTGACGGGAATGGCCGCCAGCTCCTTTATAATCCTAACAAAGAAATTGACGCAGCTAGTTTTTATATATCGTCTCTAGACACTCCCGACGAGGTTTTAAACTTGCCGGATGGAAGTATCGGAAATAAAAAGGGTCTCTCATCTATTGCCGGCATTGCTGAGGCGATCCGATTCCGCGCTAAAGGGGAGGGAGGCATGAAATTTGTGTGCCTTCCATCAAATCGTTCCAGCCGCGGCCAAAAGAACCTCGAAAACGCGGTCATTGAGTTCATCGGCGATACCGAAGCATCCACTCAGCCATTGGTGTTAGGGGATAATCTCATAGCGCTTCTAAAAGAAATGAGCGAAGATATTGATAACGTGCGGGAAACAATGAGCGGCTTTATCAAAGACCAGGGTGAATTAAACGATAAGGTGATGAATCATAATCACAATTCTCCCTTTTATGCACTGACAACTGCCCCGGCGTTTAATCTCCTTTTTGAGGGAATTAAATCGGCTTTTAAGAGGGTGGCTGTAACAGAGGTTAATGCGATTAATACCATCGTTAATAAAGAATCCAGTCAAAGCAATTATTTTACTCCTATGCAAGAAAAATATATTTTAAGTTCCCTAGTAAGGACAACATAGGATGGCAACAATTTCCCAAGCCCCAGCGATGACTGCCTCCAATCCGCAAACGGTGGCACAGAGACTTAAGTGGCACACACGCCGAATAGAAAAACCTTATGAGACGGGTACTCAAATTTTTATTAATGTTTATTCTTCTGTCATCGAGCGTGGTCGAGAAGCGACTGACTATTTTACCGCACTTAACGAGAGTCACGCACGCCGGCTCATCCTAGATTTTTATGGGAAACCTTTGGGTTTTATGGTGCCCGTCACTCCGGCCAATATCTTCTTTCCCTCTCGGGAACTCTCTAGCCCCATTCTTCAGTTCGCCGTTTCTAAAGAAGTACTGGAGGAGGTGCCTGATGCATCGGGCGATACGGAAGGATATCTTGTACAGAACCTTATAACCTCTAGACAGATTAATAAATTTACCAAAGATATTAATACCCTCTTCCCGGTATATCAACAACAATTAAAATTTTTCAACGGCGCTATATTTCCGAGAATCAATTTCCTGGACCTCTCCGACAAGGTCGGGCTCTTCTTTGCGAACCTCCGAGATTTTATAGAATTTAATGGATATACCCAAGATCAATATCAGAAAATAGGATTGAAGTTTGATGACAACTATCTGGTTCAAAGCGTAATACTACAGCAGGCTGATAAGGATCGTATTACCAACATTCCGCTGGTGCGGGGAGTAAAATATTATTTTGAAACCAAAAAGGAAGGACGTAATCCATATGTGAATGAGCTGGTGTCCAACATGGAAAGTGTCCTGTTCGACAGACGCCAGAAGCTTAATTGGACACAGTTCTTATATCAATACCTGCCGAATTCTGGCATCGAGGTCAACTTCTTTGGCAAGCCCAGCACCGAAACAGAAGCCAGTAAAGCTAACAAAAGAGCCGAGGAGGGACCTTGGGGCCCTCTGGCCGCGACTGATGAAGAGGTTGAAGCGATACGTCGGTCTATTGATGATCGACAAGTCCAGGTAAAGGCTTTTGACGAAGCTAATAAATCAATCCGGGAAATTAATCAAAGTTTACAGAAGCGCCTAGAATCAATCGTCGCCGAGATGGAAAATATTACCGGCGAGGTCGACAAGGTGATGGGAATTCTAAATAAATTTAATGTGACCACCTTGATTGAAGCTGCGCTAGAGTGTTTGCTAGTGAAGCAGGGCTTTAACGGGGCTCTCCCCGATTTTCTCCCGGGCATTAATCCATTTAAACCAGAACCACCAAGGATAAAATTCCAATTACCAGAGATACCGACTAAGTTACCCATCATATCAATTAACAAAGCGCTACAGGTTCAAATCAGGGAGGGTTTGAAGAGAGCCCTGATGGCCTCTTTAATGTCGATCCTGGAGTCGCTGGCGGGCATAATAAAAGAATTCTGCCTAGAGACAGGAGATGAAGGCCCATCTCAACCTGCACAAGATGTTGTGGGCGACTTTTTAGATCCTTTAGAAGGGCCCAACCCACTTCATCAGTGCTATATGGATTTTGGGTTCATAGTCAGTTCTCCGGATTTATTTGAGGTACCAGCTGGTCTCACGGAATCGTCAGTCCTAGAGGGATATTTGACGGAGTTTGCGCCTCTTATCACTCCGCGAGAATTATGTGATTTGTTTAATAATATAGCTTCTGCGGATGTCTTGCAGATTGCAAATAATTTAATCGATGCTTCCTGGTCACAGCTTCGACAAAACTTTCCAGACGAAGAAGCGATACAGAGCTTTTTCGCATGTATCGGCGATCTAGTAGATCCCACCTATTGTCAGGATGTATATAACGGACTTATCCCGCAGCTCCCCGATATTGATCCTTGTACTATTGAAGATATGCAGCCCTATCAGGACATTGTTGATCTATTAGAAAACTTAGAGGATCTTCTAGAGGCCCCGGATATGGCTTGTGGTGCGGGTATTGTCCCGGCCCTAGCCGACATTGATTCCTACAACAATTCCGTTACGGGCCTTATTGATACAGTGGTGTCCACTATTCAGCAGATGTTTGTTAATGATTTGGGGAACTTTAAGAGTGCCGCTTTATTGCCGAAGCCCCTCGGCCGCGCGGATCAAAAAAAGCTGACAGAGTTGGAGAATTTACTACAATTTATTGAGGGCCCCCCGGAACCCGAGATCCCGGAAGGGTCGGATCAGTTCTTTAACAATCTTATTCCTCAGCGCCTTGTTCAAACCTCAAATGATTTTAAAAATATTCATAATGCTCTCACCAGACAGGCACAACAATCACTAGAAGAGAACATAAAAGATATTTTAGCCAAGCAAGAGTTTCTTGTGGCTCCTGGAACTCGTGCTCTATATGAGGCTATTGAGGATAATTTTGACACAAGTTTATTGTTTGATGAAGGTGGGGATCTCGCTTCTTTGGCGTCGCCCCTCCTCGCGGTGACATATTATGCTTTTTCCACCCAGTTGGTGTTGGACATGCCTTTCCTGGCGCGCGGTGGCACACAGGGGAAAGATATCCTCTACGCAATGCGAGGCTCCTTAGAGGAGGCCTCAGATGCCTTGGCTATCTTGTCCTTACCGTTAATTACCGCGGAGCAAAAAGCTGAGAAACGCGGCATGTTGGATCTTCAAGATGCTCTGAGTCCTGTTGCTGTGGCCTTTGCTATGAGTTTTCTCAATAATACAGTCACCGATTTTACGGAGAAGCTCTTCTCCTATATGGAATCTCAACACTCTGAGCCCCTTAATCAACAGTTACTTCAAAATAAATCCCTCATGAAGCTTTATCCTTATTTTAACTTTGGATTAATAAATTCTATTGCTTATAAGATCTCAAATTCGGATTTATTCAACGCAGATACATTTGCGTCCTTAAATCTATTTCCAAAACTTTGCCAGGACGGCTCAATAAGTAATTCGGATTTGCTCGATGTTAATGGTATCAAGCAAAGTGCGCTCCAAGAGTTTGTAGATAATTCGTGCATTGATAGAGAATTCGAGCTGGGCCCCGTGAGGGACGCCGGCCTTCTGGCAATTGTCGAACTATACATGCAGGTCTTAATTGTGGATCTGATTTTAAAGAACATTTTTATTACTTCTACATTTGGCATTGATTATCTTTCGAAGGCTCCCGAAATATTAGAGGAGCTAATAAATCAGATAACTACGTCGACGGCTCCCGCTGCAAGGGTTCTCAGTGTTCCCTTTAATAAATTACCCTCTTTGCTGCGCCAGGGCGCTGCTATTCTTGTTAAGAAGGTGGTGGACCGCTCTCAACAGCCTGGGATGCCCTCCTTTAAATATCCTATCTCGGGAGAGTTACCGACAGACCAACGACAATTTATAAATAATCCTGAAAACAGTTTCGGACCGTCAGGCGTTCCTATAGAAAATTCTATGATGCAGAGTATAGCCATTCAATATTTGTTCGAAAAAAGATTACTTAGCACCAGAGACAAGATTGAAGACTTCTTCGGTGTGCGGGGTAATAATCTGGTGGAGACCTATCTCTATAATGGCGTTCAATTTGCGGATATGAAAATGCTTGCGTTGGACTGGCCTGCTAGCTCTGTGGGCTCCAATGTAGCACCCCTCAATTACTTTACCTCCTATAACTACGTTGCTCAGGGTAGGGAAATATATGATGAATATATCTGGGGCGGCCTTCCTGACGACACGCGCGCGGCTTTTGAGGGGAGCATAGCAGAACAAAAACTACAGAAGGAGGCAGACTCCATCCTCAAATATGGCACCATGGCTGCCGAGAAGTACTTCGAAGTGACATTTTCTCCATCTGAGCTGGAGTCGTGGGACGGACCTCTTGCCGTAAAAGAGGCTGTTCTCGCAAAGTTTGATGAATTAGTACCGCTGGGCACCGCCGCCGGTCAGGGAGTTATGGTTCTAGGCGGCCCCCCACCCAATCGAAAGTACCTCCTCAGTTTTGATCAAATGCTTGAGGTTCTTTATTTAGTTGTTGCTTCACTCGATGTTCGACGTCTTTTGCTTGACGATGCTCTTCCTGTATACTTGAGTGGCTATAATTTGGAGCAACAGCAACCCGAAGTCGGCCCGGTCACGAGCACCGGCCGCGACTACCGCACAGGGCCCACAAAGATAGAGGTCAATAATGGTACGTATAATGATTCAGGTCCTAGGAATTTGTCGGATTATACGTTAATTAGGGACTGGTGGAAGCATGTGAGTAGATCGGGAGTAAACGTACTCAGTGATTGGTGGAACCCGGACCAGTCCGATTGGCATTCAAGTTGGTCTGAGGATCCCATGAAACTACCGCTTTACGGGCCCCTCAGGCAAGAAGACAATTCAGTACCGGACTGGCCAGCCATCACCAGTGAGAATGCAGTGTCCCTCATGGAAGTCAACTGGCTCGCTTTGTCGTGGCCACCGATCACCGACGACAACGGCTTCAGCATTCTCGCTATCCATCCGCGAGTTCTTCGCGAGTACGACAACGGCATCCGCGAGCTGGCCTCCGACCCCTATAAATCAATGCTCTATAATGCGCGCCTTTTTTCTGGATTGAACATATTTGGATACCAATCATTTAATTTGGAAGATGCAGTTGGCCTTGAGTCCAACCAGGTCCTCGAACCGGGTGCAACCCGTGTTATAGCAGAGTCTACAAACTTTGCCATTGTAGTGTCTCCGGTGAACACGGTTCGGGGGTGGCACTTTGAGGATGACGTCTTTTATGTCGGCTTCAAGAAAAAGACTCCCGAGGACACCTTACCTCTCACGGAGTCTCCGGAGGATGGCCAGCCTACATTTTATTCATCTATAGACTTCTTTGACGGCAATGAAGATACCGAGCTGTTGCAGCGCTATAGATATGAGAATTTGGTAGAGGTTTTTGAGCAGTATCCCAACGAAGAGGCATTAATGGCCGGCGCGCCCGTACAGTTCCATGAAGGCCTGACAGGGGCATTCCGAGTCGACCTTCGAGACCAGGGCTCCGATATCACCACGGCCCTCCGCCGCACTATAGAACAGGGTAAGTCCGGCGAATCACCTCTTGCTAGGTTCCTACAAGCTATACTCCCAGAGGTGTTGATGAAAACCAGAATGACGTACATCACTCCCCAGGATAGAGATGTGGGGGGAGTAGTATCAGATGTCGCTGATAACGAGCTGCTCGTAAAATCGTTAAATACCTTTTATAAGGTGCATCCTGGGTCGACCAGCTGGCATGTAGCCACAGACTATCAGGCTGAAGTAGATGTAACAAATAGTTTATTTAGCGACGAGGCACTGGAAGATTTCTCGGCTGAAAGTGGTACTCTTTATATGAACCGGCTGTTTGAGAACGCGATGCCGGATTTGGTACCCCAACTCGCTTCGTCCCTACAAAATTTAATCGGAGAAGAAGGTCCTATAGATTTGTCGGGGACGCTACGCTATTTGTATATAACGGGAGAAATTAAAACATATTATGACCTCTTTACCAATGTTGACATATTTGCCGACACAAAAGCTGCGCTGCTATTAGCCCTGCAAGCGGCCTTTGGTTTGGAGGAGAGCGAGTGCGATCAGTCAGCACTTCATAACGCACTCTTAAGCGGCGCGAACCGCGCCCTCACCCCGCTTGCTGGCCTTGGAAACTCATTCTTAAACAAGATGCTACAAGAAACCCCCAAGTACATTCTAAAGGGAGTAGTGGAGCTTACAGAGCCGCATGTCATTATTAGCAAGTTGGTGAAAGATATCTCCCGCCAGGCATTTCAACAGATTCGAGCAGTACAAGATACCGGAGAACAAATTGCCGACGCCATAGGCGCAGGCGCCAATTCATTGCCCGCAGGCGAACTGGCCCTTGGCGGATCTTCTAATTGTGCGACGGGAGACTTACCTCCCGATGCGCAGGTGGACTTGGCCGCCCTCCGCGCATCGTTGCCCGATACTCCGGATCTAGATCGTATTCTGTCTATGATTCAGACTGAGATCGACCGCGGCTTCCCCGAAGGCTTCCCGGATGCCTTGAAGCCCTCGGCCACCGAGAAAGATGGTATTAATTTGGAAGGAACCATTCCGTATTCATTTTTTGTGCCTCCACTAACACCGTTTGGCATCATCTATCTTCTGCTCCGATTATCAGAACTTGGTCAACAAGAGCTGGAGACAGATGAAGAGTGTTAAAGAATTTAGTTTAAACTAGTTATAGCAGCGGGTTTTTTATTATGATCGGGTTGTCTCCAAAATTTCCTCTAGAAATCGATACATCAGTGGGTGCGTATGCACTAAATACCACCCTTAAAGAGGTAGTAAAGCAGAACTTTATCAACTTGATGCTTACGGCCCCGGGGGAAAGAATCGCTGACATTGAATTTGGAGCGGGGTTAAGACATTATCTTTTTGAACAAAACACTCCCGGTCTTCATAGCGAGATAGCCACCAAGATACAAGAGCAAACTAAAAAGTATATGCCCTTTGTATCCCTCGGCTCTATCTCCTTTAACAAAAGCCAACTTTTGAATGGATATGAGGACCAGATACTAATTATATCAATAAGTTTTGCGATACCTTCGATCGGGGCAGACGAAGTGATAGTAGAGATAGGATCTGCTGTTGAAGTAATATAGGATTTAGATTATGGCTGATGATAGGGCGAACAATAGTAAAAAACAACTGAAGATCATAAACTACGCCGGGCGTGATTTCAACTCTATACGTAACAATCTCATTGATTATGTCAAGAGATATTACCCGGATTCTTTCAAAGATTTTAATTCAGCCGGCTTCGGTTCCCTGGTTCTGGATACAGTGGCTTATGTGGGTGATGTTCTGTCTTTCTATGCAGACTATCAGCTCAACGAATCGTTCCTCGACACAGCCAACGAATACGATAACGTTGTGAAGATCGCCCGCCAGCTGGGCTACAAGTACGCAGATTCATTTTCATCTGTAGGCGAAGCACAGTTCTTTGTCTCAGTTCCTGCTTCGACAGCAGGCGCTCCCGATGAGGATTATATTCCGACTTTGCAGGCCAACTCTACATTTACTACCACCGGTGGACAAAACTTTACTTTGGTCGAAGATGTCAATTTCGCGGATCCGAACAACCCGGTGATTGTCAATAAAATCAATTCTTCCACAGGCGCCCCTTCGGAATTCGCGATAAAAGCTACAGGCAAGGTAATATCGGGCCGAGTAGAAAGACAGACCGAGACTATCGGTGACTTCGTGAAGTTCCGTAAGGTGCCTTTGAATAGTGCCAAGCCTGTAGAGATCCTCAATGTATTCGATAGTGAAGGACACAGATATTTCCAGGTGGACCACTTAGCACAAGAGATCGTTTTCAAAGCTATCAGAAACAACAACACTGATAAAAACATTGTTCCCTCTATCTTAAAGGCCATTCCAGTAACTCGCCGCTTCACTCTAGAAAAAGACAGAACAGAAGCATACTTGCAGTTTGGATACGGCTCTGAGTCGGAACTTACCAACGAATCGGTTGTGGATCCGAGCAAGATTGTTTTACAACTCCACGGTCGCGACTATATAACTCAACAAAACTTCGACCCCACGAACTTGACGGAGACCGACAAGTTCGGCGTGGGTCCTTCCAACACGATTATTACTATTTTGTATCGAGTTAATGAGTCTACGGATGTTAATGCGGCCGCCAACACCCTTACACAGGTAGCGTTCCCTCTCCTTAAGTTTAACAGCCCCCAGTCCTTAAACTCTACTCTTCTTTCTCGTGTGCGCTCTTCTCTGGAGGTAACCAATGAAGATCCCATCGTCGGAGATGTTCAGGTACCCACAACTGCAGAGCTTAAGCAAAGAGTGTATTCACACTTTTCAACTCAGAACCGAGCCGTCACTATCCAGGATTATAAGGCCATTTCCTACGCCATGCCTCCTAGCTTTGGAGCCATTCATCGCTGTTCGGTTGAGAGGGATTTTGATTCCTTCAAGAGAAACTTGAATATGTATGTTATCTCCAAAAATAAGCTCGGTTTCCTCACTGCGACCAATAAAACAATTAAAGAAAATTTAAAAACTTGGCTTTCTAACTATAAAATGATCAATGATACGATTGATATTCGCGACGCGCATGTCGTTAATTTCGGTATTAACTTTGCTATCGTGGCCGACCTGGAAGAAAATCGCTTCAATGTTTTGAATTTGGCAACTCAAAGGTTGCGCAACTTCTTTGCGAACCAGCAGTACGATATATCGGAACCATTGTATGTGGTCGATATTTACAAGGAACTTCAGAGAGTACCCGGAGTGATTGACGTGATTGATGTGCAAATCCTTCACAAACAGGGTGGCCTTTATTCCAATACAGATTTTGATTTTAACGACCGCCTTTCAGTAGATGGCCGCTATTTGAATGGCGAAGTAAATACTATTTTTGAATTAAAATACCCTAACGATGATATTCAAGGAAGTGTTACCTAATGGCTATTTTACGATATACAGCTAGCGCCGACAATACAATTACTAATGCTTTTGACTATACTCTAGTGACGCGTGGTACCGGCTCTAACATGGGCTATGCTGATTCCCTAGAGGTATTTTCAATTTATGGGGAAACCACATCTTCCGCCGGCATGTCCCAACAGTTGTCGCGAATTTTAATTAATTTTCCTATTTCGCAGATTTCAGCTGACCGGACCGCTGGTACTATTCCTGCGAGCGGCAGCGTTTCATTTTACCTTAAGATGTATAATGCAGAGACCCCCTTTACTCTGCCTCAGGATTTTACTTTGGTTGTGGCTCCAGTTTCTCAGTCTTGGACTGAAGGCACCGGTCTGGATATGGAGGAGTATACCGATAAGGGTTATTCTAATTGGATGTCTGCTTCTGATGGTGTAGGTTGGACCTCTGTTGGCGGCGATTACTTGACCGCCTCCAACTTTGAGGTGACTTTTCCGCAGGGGTATGAAAACCTAGAGACCGATGTATCAGAAATTGTGGAGCGCTGGATCACGGTTGGTAATGAATTTACTAATTATGGCTTTGGAGTTCGGCTGACAGCTAGTCAGGAAGCCTACTTTTCCAGCTCCACCGGCCAAAACACAGGAAGCATCATTGATAATATTGGTGGATCGACTGACACCTATTACACTAAAAAGTTTTTCGCCCGCTCCACGCAATTCTTCTTTAAGCGCCCGGTTATTGAAGCTCGGTGGGATTCGCGCACTATGGATGATAGGGAGAACTTCTATTTCTCTAGTTCCCGCGCACCCGCAGCTGACAACCTTAATACACTGAACTTATATAACTATGTGCGTGGGCGCCTCGTCAATATTCCCGTTATCGGAAACGATCCAATTTATGTTTCATTTTATTCTAGTTCTGCCGGTTCTCCGACTGGCTCCAAGTTGCAGCTAGCCGCCGGCGGCGATGTGGCCGCAGATGGTGACCTTAATGCTACCGGAAGTCTGAGCAGCACAACAGGAATTTATACGGTGAGTGTCGCACTGACAGCCGCATCCACACCCCTTCAGGCGATACATGATGTGTGGCACAGGGATGGTGTGGAGTATTATACTGGCTCTTTTTATCCTGAGACAATGCCCACTTACGACATGGCGCCAACATTTAATAGAATAACGTCTTGTAGGAATCTTAAAAAGTCTTACTCTCGGAGTGATACTGCGCGTTTTAGATTTTTTGTTAGAGACAGAAACTGGTCGCCAACATTGTATACTGTGGCGACCGCCAACAACCCTACAGATATTATAGAAAGTGCTTCCTATAGTATTGTGAGGGTTGCCGACAATCATACAGCAATCGCCTACGGAACCGGATCAGACCTCTCCACGTACCTATCCTACGATAAAGATGGCAATTATTTTGATCTGGACATGTCTATTTTGGAGGCTGATTATATGTATGAATTAAAATTGTCCTATTATAACGATAGTATAGGATCTTGGCAGGAACAACCTCAGACGTTTAAATTTAGAGTTGAAGAATAATTAGGTTATGAGCCTCAAAGGACTATTTGAAGATATATCTCTTACAAAGGTAGTACCTGATAAAACAGCCGCTGAAATTGGTGATGTTGTTGAGTCAGTTAGCTACCACGAAGCAGATATAATTGATGAAAAAAGATTTGTTCCGGAGATTGACTTCTCTAAGCCGGAGAACTTTGCCAAATATGGCTCAGCCGAAACCTATTATGAAGATTCCTTTACCTATATTCATTCGCTTTATCCTTACGATGGTTCTCTTGCAGAAAAGCTACAGTGGAGAAATAGCGGTTCATATATAGATCTCTATATTTTTGACAACGAATATCCCAGAACAACTGGATATATCAATTTCTCTTATGGGGGGTGGGGTACCCTCGTTGGTGCGCTAGAAAGTGGCTACGGCACCTCTGACGATGTAGAGTACATTGGGATTAAAGGCGGCCCCGGCCTCGGAGGCGGCATCCAAGACCAGTCAGCAAATGTCTGGGATCCAGATAATAACAGAGAATCCAACCTAGAAGTAGACTTAACGGAGGGTGTTACTGTAGAATTTTGGCTCAACAAAGAGGCTTTTAATGACACAGACACCGAAAAAGAGGTTATTCTTGATGTATGGAACAATGAGCTGTCAAGCTCAAGTGAGTACGGTAGATTTAGACTGGAATTGACCGGCGCTGCGTCGGGCCCGAGTTGGCTAGTTACGATTATGTCTGGAACCACTGGTGTCCAGTGGCAGACGATTGGCTCTGTTGAAAACGCTACGGTGACTGATGGGAATTGGCACCACTATGCGTTTTCTTTCCTGTCCGCGTCGGCAGGCGTCACGACCAAGACCTACTTGGATGGTAATCTCCAAAAAACCGAAACTATCGGAACCACAGGAATAAACAAAATTCAGGGCGCCCTGGAGGCCAACATCGGCGCGCTCTTCACGGCGGTGTCTGGCACGACGACGCCGAGCACCACAGCAAAGGGCGACGGCAAGCTGTCGGGCTCGTTAGATGAGTTTAGGTATTGGAAGGCCCAGCGCTCATCCGAAAAGATCGGGCGTTACTGGTTCACGCAAGTGGGCGGGGGCACAAATACGGATATAGCCAATACCGATCTGGGTGTATATTACAAATTTAATGAAGGAATAACGGGTGTCGCTGCCACCGATAGCACAGTTTTGGATTACTCCGGCCGAGTTACAAATGGAAGCTGGACTGGGTATTCTGCTGGGTCCCGCAATACGGGCTCAGCAATCGTTTCATCCTCCGCTGCTGCTAGTGAATTCCGCGACCCGATTGTATATTCCACGCATCCGGAGGTGGTCTCTACGCTGGCCAACTTAAAGCTTTCGGGGTCAGCATATGATTTTGAAAACCCTTCGCAACTATTTTCGTTTTTCCCGTCATGGATGCAAGAAAATGATTTAGAACAAGGCGGCGAGCTGAAGAAGCTGACGCAGATAATGTCCAGCTACTTTGATAATTTGTATCTACAATTAGAGTCGCTATCTGAAATACAAGATGTAACATATCTCAGCGGTTCTTCCACAAAGGAGAACACGCTAGCCAATCGGCTCCTAGCCAGCAAAGGATTTGTTGCCCCTGAGCTGTTCGCCGATGCTGATATTCTTGAGCAGCTCGGTGACCGAAGTGAAACGTTGCGCTATCGCGATACGCTGTCGAACATTAAGAACAAGATATATCAGAACATTTACAATAATCTTACTAATATCTACAAGACAAAGGGAACGCGACAGTCATTTAGAAACCTTCTTCGATGTTTTGGCGTAGATGAAAAGATTTATAGGATCAATGCGTATGGTAACAACGTTCAGTTTGAAGTAAGAAATAATCGTGAGCTTAATTCTATAAAGAAGAATTATATTGACTTTAGCCAAACGGCCAGTTTTGGCGCCTCGGTATTTCTTACCTCTAGTGCAGATTCCAATACAGTTTCTTACCTCACCGGGTCTAGTCAATTGACAGGGGGCTTTGCCAGTACTCTCGAAACGTATGTTTTCTTTCCCAAGAAGCCCGATAGTTCAGACAAGGCCTACACAAACTATAGATTCAATAGCCTGACTTCTTCGTTGTTCGGCCGCCATACGGTCGACCCGGCCGACCCCAATTCGCTTACGTGGGCCACTACTGATAATGCGAACTACCAAGTGTATGCTGTTCGTGATGAAGTCATGTCTAATGATGTTCGTTTCGTTTTAACTACGAGCGCAGGAGGAACTCTCCCGACGATTAGTTCCTCATATTATCAGGATGTTTATGATAACACAAATTGGATTTTTGCAGTAACCATCAAGCCTGCGGAGTATCCTCTCGTAGATTATGTAGAGGGCACCTCAACGACAGACTACACCGTTGAGTTTAAGGGCACCCAGGTGGACGCTGGAGAGGTTTTAGACAGCTTCACCGTTACTGGTTCTTATAACGCTACAAACGACGGCTACGGCCCGATAACAGGCAGCACGAGGGTATACGTCGGAGCACATCGCACAGATTTTGAAGGCTCTGTACTTGACCACACAGATGTACGGGTGGGGTACTGTAGATATTGGCTTGACGATGTTGATATGCCTACGCTCCAAGCTCACGGCAAGGACGTGACAAACTATGGCACTGATTTTCCATCGCTCAGCCCGTTTTTGTTCCAAAATAATCAAGACTTCAATTTAAACTTTACGAAGGGCGACACTCTTGCTCTTAATTGGGATTTTCAAACTGTAACGGGATCCGACTCCTCCGGTGAGTTTGTAGTGGCAGACTTTTCGTCTGGGTCGAGCGCTATTCAGTCCAGTCGTTATGGGTTTTTAGGAAATCTTTTGGGCGCCCAGCATACGGGCCAAGGTTTCGGCTTTTTGACCAACAATACAAATGTAATTGATCCAGACTATAACATCGCTGCCGAGTTGCTAAATTTTGAACAGCTCACCTCTGAGGATATGATTGAAGTCCTCGACATTCAGGATGATATTCAGTTTACCAGAGAATCGCGACCGATTAACTTTTTGTTTGCAATCGAAAAGAGCATGTATGCCACCATTTCAGAGGAGATGATAAAAACGTTTGCGGTGATCAGTGATTTTAATAATATTGTGGGCAATCCTGTTAACAAGTACCGAAGCGAGTACAAAGATCTCCGCGTTTTAAGGCAGAAATTTTTTGAAAGAGTGGGAAATACTCCCGACCTTGACAAATATATTGAATATTATAAGTGGTTTGATGCAGCGCTGAGCAAGATGATTGAGCAGCTTATTCCTGCGAGCGCGCAGTTCTCTAAGAATGTTCAAAGTGTGGTAGAAAGCCATATCCTTGAAAGAAGCAAGTATCAACATAAGTTCCCCACTCTAGAGTTTAAGGGTACGGATATAATGGGTGTTGTTGAGTCGCCCCTCCCGCTCAGCCCGGGCTGGAGATACACTCACCACCCCGTCGATGATCTAGAGAGCAACAACGCCAACTGGTGGCTCACCCGCGCTGCCAGAAACAAGGGTAAATTGGCTTCTGGGATCGCTGCGGTAGATGGGAATCGTCAGGTTGTTTTCGAACACACCATTGAGGACAACAGGACTCGTAAACGCGAAAATGTTTATCGATTTAAAGAACAAAGACAGAAAATAATTGCCGCCGGGACCAATTATGGCGATAACAAGATAAAGAATTACGTCTTTCATGCCACGGAGCCCTGGGGTCCCACAGTGCCCTCAACAAACGTTCCTCAGAATGTGATGGTTTCTTTTGATACAGACATTATGAGTCCACAAGTTATTAGTGATGATTTGCACCCCGGGAAGAAAAAGCGGATCAAGTATGCCATCGATCCTACAATCAACAAGGATATTGAAAGTACGGCCAAGGGAGCTTACTTAACGCCTTTCAGCCTATACAGTGCATCCTCGGCTACTGATTATAATTCGCGAATAGAAACAGGTTATCGTGAAAACATTAATTTAACAAATCTCCATGAAGATATTGTAGGCAATAATGACACGCGCCCACTTCAAGGTCCCTTCACAGAAAAATTCGTAGGAGGCCGCTTCTATCGCCATACCGAACTTAATGACGGCACAGATACGCGTGAGTCTAGAGGGGAAGGATTCCGTTTGGCAATCGGGCTGGAGTCGGTCGATGATGCTCCTCCCGGAGCTGTAGGCGCCTTGGGTATTGTCCCTCCAAATTATCCATTTATTGATTCTCCTTCTGGTTCTGCACCACACGGTTTTTTGCCGGCCCTAAAAACAGCCCATCGGCTACGTGATGAGGGGGTGAAAAGATCGGTAAACATTAGAAACATTCTGATGTCTACTGCATCGGCTGATGTACGCCTGTCGGGTACGCTGGTGCACAATAGGATTGGCAACTATTCAAAGAACTATCAAATTGTACAAACCTCGGGCCGCACCATTAATGATTTATATTTCCGAAAGCAAACCTTTGATTTTGCTTCATACCCGGAGACGCTAGCGACACGAGGGCGCTTCCCGCTCACCCTAACTTCGACGCAGAACGTAGGGGGGGCTTTGGAATATGAGCTTCCCGACCGCGACGGTGTCAATTCTAATCAAACTGTTATCGTTAACCGTTTCTCGGCCCCTGGTTCGTTCGCTGCCATTTCACGTGGTTACCTAGATCCGGCGCACGAAGAGAAGTCGGTTTATAACGTTTTACCCTATCGTAATCTTAGGGTACTCAATTATGGCCTGTCTGGTTCAGCATCCGTTGATCCTACCACGACCGGCAGCATCTTGGTGCAAGATCAAATTAATAAGCCCCGCGGATTAAAGCAGCTACTGACGCTGCACTGCGGCCGCTTTGGAATTGACGCGGCCTATGGGTCCTTCCCGACCGAGGGATATCCTACTACTGGCTCTTATCATAAAATAAATCGTAACCGTCGACGGCGGGTGTTCTATGGGGACCCTGACACTATTGAGTCGGTTTACGATAACGGCCACCTTACTCATCCCATCCCGCGATCCACCCAGCAATACCAGTGGATTACAGCCTCGATACGCGACCAGGAAATAATTTATGGCTATACGGAATTAAGTGGGGGATTTTTCGTTGACAGTTTGCCTCTCATCAGTCGCTCTGTGGATTATGCGGACGAGACTTTTCTATACCTGACAACAGGAATTGTCGATCCGGTCACCGCGTCGTCTAATACATTAGGCTACCCACTCGATGCTCCAACTCAAAATATTGATGGAGTGTCCTACTCTGCGTACGCTAACGCCGACTATTGGAATCCCCCCGTGTTTGATCGGCCGCCTGATTTCTTTAACTCTTTGATGCTTATGCGAAACGGTCCCTATCAAGCACCTTCATGGAAACAGGTCCGTATATCCGACCACCCGGTGATTAGAAATCACGTGAAGAATAGTGTCTATTCGGTTGCCTCTTTAACTGCCTATGACATGTCTGTAAATAGTGCCCGAGGCAGCTCCATAAAACAGTTTACTGAGCCTGTGGTATATTCCGAAGAAATGCCGCTGAGGCACACATTAGATTACTCTGGCCTCAATCTTACACTCAAAAACACCTTTGGCAACAAATTGATTCATTTTGCTACCTATGAGATTGATAACATTGAGAATACCAGAAAAGATTATGCTTCCTCGGATCTCTACTTCAACCGCATTAACTCAATGATAATGAAAGGGTCCAATAAGGACACCACCGTGGGGGGTGCTTTAAGCAACATGTCAGTAGTATACTCTCAGCGAGTATATCCGGCAGCCTACAATTCATTCTTGGAGAGGACAAGGTCTAGGCAGCATTATAGCATTGATAATATCTGGGACAACGCTAGAGCAGAACGTTCAGACGCGGACCGTGAAAATTCCCAAGGCACTACAATTGATAAACTATATGTAGCTTATCCCAGTAAATGGTCCACCGATGCCCACCATGTCTATAGTTCTTCTGTGAGTTTTACGTACGATGATGGCGCCGGCGAGCTTCAAAACTCCTATTCCCGCTACATGGTCCAAGGAAGGTACGATCCGGACAAGAACCTGGACGTAAAGATTATATACCCCGCAGCCACCTATAACGCTCGGGTGCCACTGGGAACTTATTCTTCGTCGGTGGCTACGTTCCCGGTAACAGGAGCGCGGCCTGCATATGTGGGAGATCGGTTTAACCTTGTGATGGGTACCTTCTCGGGCTCGATTGCGAATGCGGGGTCGGGCAAATTTCCATATAAGACTTACGGAGAATTTGGTAAACATTTGCGTCTTGTAGGCAAGGACTACTCTATCGTGCCCGAATTTTTGATAAGCAAGCATATGGAGGAATATCTCCAAGGCGAAGACTTCACTACTCTGGATGACATTGACGACTTGTTCAACCTTACGGGTTCCGGTTATGGTAACTCCGCCACTACTGGGTTCTTTAGGGAGTATAGCAATTCGGACTTCATGAAGATGTTCGATGTTGTTAACACGGCGTATGATGGTGCTGAATTGGTCGACGGATCCAAGATGTCTCAAGATAAGATTGGCCTCAAGTGCACTGCATATTTGCAATTTTTACCATACAAGGGCTTTTATCCAGCGGAGCGCACTCTAGAACTGGCGACGCTGTTTTCGCAGTCCTATGCGCCATACATCAATAAGAGTGGCTCGTCTGGCAGCGCCACGGCCGCAGTGTATCGAGCCCTTCTTGAGCCGCTATATTCTCAGGGCGTTATGTACAATACAATTAAGTCTGGAATCGCCGTCAGCAACTTTGTTATATCCAACACCTCAAGCGCACCCTCTTCAATTTTACCCTCGTGGGCCCCATGGTATCCGGCAACAGCTGGATCAAACATTTCGGCCTCCTCAGTTCAGAACATTAATGCAACCGCTTTGCCCGAGGGTAACCTGTATTTTAAGTACATGCTGCCTCCCTTTAGGACTATCGACGGTTCGCACTCATCTTCATACTATAATGAGAATGGCTACTTCTTCGAAAAGGTTCCGTTCGAGGCGCTTTATCAGCCCAGAAACTATCTCACCCAAGATTATGTTTCCGGTTCGGGAAGAATTTATGATACAGGACTTCATAGTGCGAGCTTGAAAGCTTACTCTGGGGACGTCTCTGAAGAAAACTATATCACATGGGACGGCGACGGCGACAGCAGGTACGAGTTGGCCATAGATAATTTCTTGTGTGAAACAGTCAACTTCTTCCAGGACGGCTTAGTATCAGTTCTATCTGGAAGGGAGGAAGACTTCGGCGCCGTTACGAGTGGGTCCGAATACTCCATGACGCTTAAGCTCTATCGGCCCACTACCTCTAGTGTGGGCTACGACTGGGCCGACACTGGTTCAATCATCCCCGATTATGATAAGTTTGACATGTACCGACGTGTTTCTGCCTTTGGTCCCCCCCTTGCGGCGAAGAGTTGGTCCGGCTGGCCGTTCTTCGCGGGCAGCGCTAGCTATGGTGCAAGCTTCTCGCACGTGACGCCCCCTTATTTGGCCGGCTCGGGCTCTTGCACATTTACCTTTAAGGCAACCTATGATGGGCAGCCCACTTTGGATGAAATCTTTAGCAATTTAACAATCACTTATGATAGAATGGAATTTGTAGAACTTCAAAATTCTAGCCCCAGCTTCGCCACCGATATGACCGACTATAAGGTACAGTTGAAGGACTGTTTTAACTTGACGTCCTCTGTGAATACGGTCCCCAACAATACTAGATCGCAAAAGAAGCAGTGGCTTATCCAGTCTAAATTTGAGACTCCCGTTATTAATATTGCTGGAGATCGACGCACGTGCTTGGACCCTGGAACAGGCGTTAAAGCCAGCGGCTCCATTTTCTTCACCCGCGCCCCTTCAGCTACCTTCATGAGCGGAACGAATGTCAATTGGGCCGATGGTCTCGGCAATACTCATACTTATATATTTACAGATGCGGCGGCTGTAAGTGCTGCCGGCGGCAAACTTCAAGTGAGCACATATGATTGGGAGGTTTACGTAGTCAATGGCAACACGGAGGCCACTCGCAATAATCTCTATCATGCTATTACTGCCTCTAAGTGGGTAGATAGCGCCCTGAATGTGGCAACCACGTCCAGTACTGACTGGATCTATTTAGATCAGCGCTTCACGGGTTCGATCTTTAACCAGACCATCGCGAACTCTGCGAGCCCGTACGTAAATGTTGCAGGATTTGCCGGCGGAGTAAACGGCACAGCGGACGTGCAATATGGAGACGTATACGGCAATATCCCCGAAGCAACGCCCACGGGCACTGTGGTGCCGACGTTGCCCCACTCTACTAACGGCCTTGAGGTTACTCCTAACTGTCAGCTCTTTACGCAGGGTCTCTGGCACGATTACGGGACGATACCTAGCGGCTCTGACGAAGGCGTCTTTGCTATTATAGAATCACCGTCTCCCAAGAAAGGAAAATCTTTGGCAGAAGTGGTGCAGATGCCTATTGGTCAGCCATTCCGCGTCGGCTCCATTAAGGAACGAAGCTTGCTGGAAGAGGCTGTCGTGGCCATCCCATTCTTTATGGGCACCGATGACAGAAGGAAATACTACAAGCTAGACGAGGACGCACAGGCTTCCATAGACACGCTGTCGGCCCATCTGGAAAAGTATGTCTTCCCGCCGCGCTTCGACTTTGTGCGCAACCCAACGATGGCCCCAGTGGCAATGTATGTGTTCGAATTTAGTCGCGCTATAACTAAGCAGGATTTGGCCGACATGTGGCAAAACTTGCCTCCCTCTATTCATGAGTCGTTTGAGCAGAAAGTTACAGTGATTGAGCATCGACTTCTGAGAGATCAGATTTTAAATACAGAGAATCGAAAGTTGCGCCAAGATTTGCGTTGGATGGTTTTTAAGGTCAAGAAGCGCGCAGCCATGGACTACACTCGATTTATCAAACAAGGTTTGGTGGATGATACTGGCGTCATCCCAAGTAATATTAATAATGCCGCCTATTCCTACAACTGGCCCTATGATTATTTCTCTCTAGTTGAACTAGTTAAGATTGATGAAGCCATAGAGTACAATTCAGAGCTACCCCCAGATAGCAGAATTGAAATTGTTGGAGATGTAAACGTCCAAGCCATCCAGGCGCTTCCAGTTAGGGTGGAAGAATAATGCAATTCTTTGACGACAAGCAGGACGTGTTTGATATAGTGGTTACTCCATATGGAGAATCATTGCTGGCCAAGGGGTTGTTTGATCCAGCATACTATGCCTTTTTCGATGACGATATCCTTTATGATGCCGAGTGGGCCGGCATTACCACAGAGGTTCAAAACGATATAGAAGGAAGAATTCAGCAGGGAACACCGCGCATGCGGCCTCCATCAGTTTATACGGGGGTTGAGACTGCGATAGGGCAAATAAATGCGGATATTCGGGCGGCTATATCAGGTTCTGGCCTAACTGATAGCACCAGTGTTGTTCAAGACACTCTTAATAATCCTATTTACAATCAAGATGGAATGCAAAACTATGGTGATAAATTTGAATTCCTTTCCAAGCCTCTAGGAAGATCAGCGCTTACCTCGAAAAAACACCCCTCCTGGTCTCTTTCAATGCTTCAGGGAGAGATCTCTTCCAGTCAGAATTATTCCGAAACAGAAACGGGCTTTGAAAACATTCCCCAAATTAATATAGATTTGAGTTATAAGCTCTATGTGAGTGAAACTGGGGACCCTGCAATCCAGTTCAATAATGCGACGGCCGAGTTTTCATCTGTCTTGTTTCCCGTAGGGTCAGGCACCCCACAAAGCACAGCTATTTCTGACGTTATTCCTCCGACGGAGTTTCAGAACATTATATCTCAAGTTTTTCAGGACCAAACCTATTTTTCTTTAACTGATGGAAGGATCCTCATAGACATTCTTGAAGAGAACGTTGATTTTAAAAAGGAAAATTTTGATATACAAGTGTTTATGTCGGGGTCATCAGTTAATGGGGCCAATGGTGCCCCCGTCCAGTTATTGTATGGCAACCAGGTGACAAACATGGCCACCGATGAGGTGGAAAAATACCTCACTATTCGAGTGGACCGAGAAATAACAGATGCCAGAGTGAGTGACTTGCCACAGATTACAGAAAACAGGCTAGTAGCGGATCCGTCTGTCACCAATGTCATCAGCACAAGGGAGTTCTTGCTGAGAGATCTTTATGATCCTGAGCCGGATATATGTGATTAATGAAAATCCGAACCAATAACGTAACTCCCAATATTGACAATGTTGTTGTCAATCAAGATGATGGGCAGTACAACATCTCTACCACTATTAAGTTTCTAGCTCGCAATTTAGCTACTGCGAAAAAAGATTATTTTATAGTGTTGTGCTTGAATGAAGAAGTGGCTAATAGTCTCATCGGCGATCGCGCCGAGTTGGCCTCTTACATATCTAGAAGAAAAACAACCGATAATGTTGTTGTTGTCCATGATAGGTTCTCCTACGACCCTCGACGCGCTCCCATGTATACGTCACCATATGAGAAAGTTACCCTCACAAAAGAGATAACAATAAATCAGCAAAATATTAGTAACCTTACGATTATAGTTACCACGGCGCGACAACTACGCATGCGCAAAATAACAACCTATTCTCCCCTTAACAAGGATATGATCAGAGTGTTCCGGAACGGATCGGTACCTACCGAGAACATTGTTCTGTATGAAGACGAAGCGCAAGAAAAAATATGGATCGGCGATTTCTTCCGAGACACCCAGGGAGATTATCGTAAGCTCGATAATTCTCAATTATTTGTCAAGACGGTCCCCAACACTAAAATTATTTTTCACAGCCTTTTGGTTAAGCAGCTTTATAAAACTATAGTTAATGATTTTAATAGTTTGTTTAGTTTTAATAAAGGCTTAAATACTACTGAAGCTATTGTCGACAGGCTATCAACGGAAAGTACAAATTATTTTTCCGATCTCTATTTTGCCAAGACGACTAATTTGCGTCTCCCGCTCAGCTTCAGTTTTAATAAACTAGCTTTTTTTAAAAACAACACGTTGTTTGGCCGCCTGATTAAAAATCAGGCCCAATTGCTTAGCTCGGTAGAACTACTCGATGTAAGGTTTATACGAAAGAGAGTAAAGTCTTATAATCCTTCTAGTCCTTTGACTGCCTTTGGGCCTACGGTATCTTACAAAAACACTGAACAGCCCTTAGGCACCTCTGTGACCCTAATAGATATCCTCAATAATAACGGAATTATAACCGTACAAGGAACCGATACGGATATGGACCATATCACTTATGGGCTCTACCAGTACGGGGTTGAGATGGTGTTTATGGATCATACAGCGGAAAAGATCCGCGATATTATTAGTGCTGACTCAGATGGTCTGGAGTTAGCTGCGTCCAATATTAAAACCATTCTCGCTGAAGCCAGTCTTCCCAATAATTATGATGTTTATAGCCAGGAGTTTTTGGCAGCATATAAGACGAAGTATAATCTAGACCATAAGCCGATTGTTGTGGAGGCTATCAAGAAGTATGTGTCTGCGCTAGCGGTATTTTATGAAAACTTTTCCTTATCTCTCCAGGAGTCTCCAAATTCTCTGGCCCTAAAGATATACGATCTCGCCAATCCGATGACGCGAGGCCCATCAGCGCTTCAAGAGTTGCTGTCTCTTATCAATGGTCTTATTAGTGAGTTGCTCCTCTTCATTAAGAAATCCGCCTTAGCTCCCGGGTCGGCGCAAAACCAACAGACCAAGACTTCCCAGCTAGGAAATGATGCTCGCATCATTAAGAAAAAGCATTTTTTCAAGCAGGTGGTGGATGCTGATATGCTTGTCAACGATGGGTATGATTACTTATCGACCCAGATTGGGCAATCTTTAAATCCTACGTATTCTAACTTTAGGCTTTTGAGCTACAATGAGTTTGATCAACTTAAGACTGCAGAGATAACCAAGTTTGAGGGTCTCGACTTTGCCCAAAAAGACGATATCGCACTGACTCCTAACTACTTTAAATTAAATAAACACACCACTAAGATCAATCTTGTAGAACCAGAGACAGAGGGGAACGATAGTGTCATCGGAACCCAGATTTTAGTGGCCAAAGCTTACCGAAATTCACCTATTAATTTTGGCGTGAGCCAGATTAAGAATAATAATACGGGCCTTCCTAATAAACAGATTCAAACGATTAAAAATAGTGTCATGATCGCCGCACAAAATAGTTGCCAAATTGAGGTAAATGTCGCTCCTCGAACCGATATTTTTGATACACCTGAAATACTTTTAGATGCCGACAATTACTTGGATGCTGCTGAAAAACTATCAGAACAGTCTCCTTTTGTGATCAACAAGACCGGAAGCGTTTCATTGAATCAGTTTCTTTTTTCAATTATCAACAATAACACAGAAGAAAGATATCTCGATACACTTCAAAATCTTAGCAACGATATGCTATCATATCTAATACAGACAGATTATTTTAGTTTAGAGAAACAGGATCCAGATAAACGCGTTAAAAATATTACTGACAAAGAGGTTTTTTACTCTAAAAATAATACATTTGATGCCTTTAATCAGCAAGTCCTTGATCAAGAAAAAGATAAGGCTGTGCGGACCACCGCAATGAATGCCGTGTTCGACACCCATAGACAAATGGAATTTTACCCGCCCCAAGAACTTCGATATGGTGCACTCCTACGAAATCCGGTCTCTGCCTCGCAGGTTGCGAATATTGCGATGAAATACGGCAATACCCGTAAGATAGAATATCTTGCGGGATTTAAACAGTCTGAACACACACTGTTTATGGGTGAGCCTGTGTGGGCCCCTCTTACCGAAGGGGTGTATGAGAACTTTTTTGCGTCTCAGAGGACGTTGATGTGCCGGCTTAAAGAGTATTCATCCCTATTCAGCAAGTACGAAGGGGTTCGGTTTCCTATATATGATGAGATTTTCTTGATTGGCTCAGCCCCTACGCCCGCCCCTGCGTCGACTCCGCCAACTATGCAGTCCTTTGCTAGTTTGGATGTCGACACAGAAAACTTGGATGAGATGCAATATGCTTGTGGCGAAGTAGAGAATGTGCAATACACTGTGGGTTCTGTGCCTATGATCTCCCGGGACCTTCCTCAAAATCAGCATACAGGCCTATATACAAATGGAAACGATTTCTTGTTGCCGAATGGAGATAAGTATGTGGGATTATATCATATTCATTATGATGCGCCCCGGAAAAAATTTATTGCCATGGCAGGGGTCGCACATACGTCAAAACCACACGATAACCTAACGCCGGTGTCAAATAAGGCACATAGAGTGCTTAGAGAAGCCATGCAATCGCGCGAAGGTGACCTACAATTAGGCGGGGGGAATTACTGATGGCGCGCAAATTTTGGTTAATTAATCGCACCCTTGCTATGGATCCGTCTTTGGAAAATAGGAAAAATAATTGGTGGAGCAACGAGAAGCGACAGCATCCGATGGTGAGTCGCCGCGGCTCACCGGAAAGTGATTACCTCCGCCGATCTTTCGCGCGCTATTTTTCATGGCAAGAAGGGAACGACCCGGATGACTATAATAACTTCGGATACCTGAATTCATCTCCCCTCGACGCCCAGGCTGGCATGCCCCCGACAGTCGGGGCCAACATCACTCAGTATGCAGATCCATATCCTGTGTTCCCCCCTCAGATTCCCGTTGTAGTAGCTTTGGCCACCGAAAACCTTCCTTCCACTGGCGCCGGCTTGGCAAAATATATCTTTGGACACCCATCCCTAGGGAATTTGAGTGGGGAATATAATGCCATTATATTATCTGGCGCGGCGGATGCTTGGCTTGAAGCTTCTGAATGGGCGTTTGGCACCTCGGGGAACTCATGGGCCAGAGATCTTTTTAACGCCCCATTTTGGACAAATTGGCAGGCCTATGTGTTAGGAGGGTCCGCTGTCACCTCCGATGACGATGATACCCCTGAAAGACAATTTTATGGATTATTCGGGGATAGCGGTGGTACTCTATACTATGACTATCAATTTGAAAAAGATGTTCCCACACGAGAAGAAGTGGCAGTGGCCACCAACTATAACTACTATAATGCATTTTTTGATGAGATGGCTGATAATTCGAGCATTAGCGAACTTTATATTCCGAACCTATATGTGGTCTACAGTATTGGCTCCAATGGTTCCTACCTTTACCCTAGTCTTTATAATGACGATGGCTCATCGAGACAGAAAACGGGCTTAATATTATCTAATGGAATTGGCGAGCTAGCGAATGACTATCTAGACAATAGTCGAGTCCCTATAGGTCAGGTTTTTGCCAAGAACCAAGCCCCCGACTCGATTCTCAATAGGTTCACGCGAAAAGATTTTAGTTCCCCGCTCTACACCGCTTCGCTGGAGGCTCAAGTGGCGGATAAGAATAGGCACCTTGGGATTGGGACCGAGCTTTTAGCGGGCCCAAATAATTTACTGCAAGAGATTGCAGGAAGACAACATGCTTTTCCCTATAATGCTCAAGTGAGCTTCCCTCTAGCTGGTACAGGTGACTTGTTTGACAACCTATCAAGCCAGTTGTCGTCCTCTGCCCCGGAGCAGGCCCTCAAATTTTTCTTGTTTGAGGTAATGAAAGCCAATATACTCGATTTTAATTCGGGTTCTTACGACTTTTACGAGAGCCTCGATGTCTCGGCGAGAGAAGAAGACGACGGCGAATTTAAATATTATGGTTTTGATTGGACTAATGACGGCGATTGGGTCCCTCCCAATAATCCCGAAGCTAGAGAAAAGTACGCCACCAACACCATTGATGTAGTCCGGCTTTTTACAAGCATTTTTGAGGAGCTTGGGAATACTTATGCAAACCCCCTCGGAGCCGGGGAGACTTATAATGGCTTCATAAACCAACTGTATTCATCCGTGAGAAGTATCGTCAATGGGCAGGGCTTTATTGTAGGACAGCAATCTTTTGGATGGCCCGGTAACCCCGAAAATGATGACGATTATAATATTTTCACCGGTGAAGTTCCCCAGTTTTTGTTATATCTGGGGCAAACTTTAGTAGATCATTCACGCACACATTCTCAGCTGCTGGAGGGAAATGAGGCCTATAATCAAACCCTGGTTTACAAGCTAGATAAACACCTTGTAGACCCGGCTAGCGGTGAGCCGCTGCCCGAACCGGTGCAGAGCGTCTACTTCCCCAATATGAGTGCCCAAAACGTAACCTACTATGATACACAGGTAAAGTTTGGTCAACAGTATATGTATAAGGCTTATTCCTATGATTTAGTAGTTGGTAACCAATATAAGTATTTAGACCCCCAAGTCTATCCGCCTCCGGCGGCTCCGTGGCCTACTCAACTGGCGCCGCTTATGGGATTTGCTCTCCCTCTTTCCAACCCCATTATCCCCGGCCCCCAATTCGATTTAAACCGAACACTTCAGCCTGACACCGCGGCCGCCTCCTTTGCGCCATTCCCGGGACAGCAGATATATGTTGGTAATCCTGTAACCTGGACCACGACGGTCCCCAATCCCAACGGTGAAACCATCTTTAAAAGAGTGGATCTTACGTCAATGAGTCTTTGGTATAATTCGGATTACAGTCTATATTTTGACTACTGGGCGCCGCCAGCTTTGGATCCAATAGCAATAGAGATTCCCAATGTTGCATACCCTACTACTATGGGCGACACAATAAAAGATATGAATTTGACTCTGTTGGCGGCAACTATAGAGCAGGGTCTAAATTATGGGGGACCACCAGAAGCCCCCCAGGGAAACATGTGGCGCGTGAGATTTATTCCTGAACAGGGGTCCTCCACTCAGGGGCGCTTTGTGATAGCGGCGGCTAATGAACTCACTGACTTGCCCCCCGCAAAAAAAGCAACACTCGCACAAACGCTTAATGTGTCGTCGGGGGATGTTAATGCGCTCTTTGATATAGATCCTAATTGGACTTTTATGAGCCCTTCGCCGACGAATCTTCTTTTCAGGACAGGCCCCCATGGTTACCAGCCGGAATATCCTTGGGACATCACCGACGCGGGCAAAGCATCAGCCCAAGTTCAAAACTATAGATCAGTTAAAATTATGGAATTGCCATATTTTGAGACCAATGTTTTTGAAGTGGTTGATCTTCCTCCTCAGTTTCCCGACGTAGAAATAGTACCGCTGAAGGGAGAAAGTAAAAGAATTAAGATTTTGCTGAACGAGAACGCTACTCGCAATGCCTATTTGCCTATGATCATCGAGCCTGAAGACACCGCAAAGTTTGAGGAGATTAGAATAGGTCAGGGCCGAGATCCCGGCGAGGCGCTAGTGTTTGGATCTGATGATTCTATAGTTTCATTTCAAATATATCGTACAGACACGCCTCCACAGGCATATACTGATTTTGCGGGCCATCTAACCGATACCTTAGATACATTCACGCCGTCCGGCAGATCTATTACTACTGCTAGCAAGCTGGATATGGTGGAGCCAAATGTAGTTTATTATTATTGTTTTAGAACGATCGATAAGAATGGGTTTATATCGGTCCCCAGTCCCATCTTGAAAGTCCAAATGGTTGACGATAATGGCCGAGTTTATCCAATCATAGAACCATATGACCTTCCAGTCGGAGAATCTAGAAGTGCCGAAAAGCCTTTCAAGCGATATTTAGAAATAGACACCTCTTTGCAGGCGAAACAACTTACGGGCATTCCGGCTAATGCAACGTCAGCCGGTAATCCTCTGGACGCTCCGTCGGGTGTTTCGCTATCTGGGTCTGTTTGGGATGAAAATATTACATTTAAAGTGAGAGTAGTGAGTAAGGATACTGGAAGAAAGCTAGACTTGAACTTGAACTTCAATGCGCAAGCAATTCCAAATCCTAATTTGCAGGGTGATTAATTTGTTGTAAACTATTTATGTTAGGGATTTTACTATGGCTTTTTTAGATAACTCCGGCGATATTATATTAGACGCCGTCTTAACCGACACCGGCCGCCTGCGCCTAGCGCAAGGTGACGGAACATTCACGATCGTAAAGTTTGCTTTAGGCGACGACGAAATCGATTATGGACTTTATGAGAAGAACAAGGAGTCGGCCCTCAAGGCTCTCACCCTTTTGCAAACCCCGGTCTTGGAAGCTTTTGCAAATAATGCATCTAGCATGAAGAGCAGATTATTGTCGTACGGCGGCGATGCAGATCTTCTTTACTTACCAGTGATTAAACTTAATGAAAACGGCTCTAGTGCTCGCTTTGGATCAGGCGCCAGCGCAAAATATATTGTTCCCGTCGATAAGACTACTGTGGACGATATCGTACCCGATGGGACCACTGCTGTTCCCAGTGGTGTTTTAAACGGCTATCAGCCGGGCCCCTCCGAACATATGGTTCGCGCCGACCAGGGTCTGGACACCAGTGCGATCACTCAGGACATCCCCTTGGATGCGGAGCTGAACGAAACCCAGTTCATGATTCAGATGGATAGCCGACTGGGCGGCCTAGTAAACCCTGTAAACCAGCAGGCAACTCCCGCTACGCTTAGTTACGTGGATGATGACAGAGTGGCTTCTTACGTGTTAACGCTTAATACAGACTCGGATTATGTTGTGGATTTGCCGGCCGTGTTGGACTCCACCAACGGCAGCACATCTATTTTAGGCCCCACCGGTTCGCGTGTTAAGTTTAAGATCGCTGCTTCCACTTCTCTACGCACGAGTTCCTATTTGTTTACTGTGTTGGGGAACACCGGCACCGAGGCAATCGGAAGTATGAGCAGCGCGGCATACAAGTACATTGATTCAACTATATCTATCACCGGCCAGACTACCGGCTACAGATTAGACATTCCAGTTAGATATGTTAAGAAAATATAAGGTATAAAAGATGGCAAGCATTTATAAGACATTCACCTCTAATGATATTGTAAGCAAGAGAGATCTGCTTCATGAGGCAATCCCTCTCACTGGCACAATCGTTTCCGGAACGTACAGTGATGAGAACATTAAAGTATATCCGGCCCACGACATGTTTGAGTCCGTATTCGACTACCCTTACTTGAGTTCTTCGGCTAATCACATTTTTGATTTAACTGCCGGCTTTGCTAGTGACTCGGGACTTTCCTCCTCGGCCGTCGATGCCAGTCTTCTTCCGGCCAAAAAGATCAACATTTATAACCAAATGGCACAAATTCTTGTTGGCTTCGATGCGACAGGATCGGTTCGCAACTTTGATCGCGATGGTGATCTTACAGGCGGAAATCAGCTTAAAGAGGTATTCTTTGTAAACTTCGCCCGACTTCTAACCAAAGACGAGATTAAGAAACAGTCGTTTTCAATCCAGTTTTTAACGGGTGGCACTGTGAGTGCCCCCACCGATAGTCTAACAATCGCGGATTATGGGGCCCTTACGTCTTATAAGACAAACTCTCCAGCTGGTGAGTATGGAATTCTTTATACGTCTTCTGCAGATCCGAATGCCAATTCTGGTGTTGGACTGATTTATTACCAAGCAGGTATTTGTGTTCTTACGGCCTCTATTTTTGATGGAGATGCTTCTGACTATATTGGACCAAACGGCGCCCATGGTGCGGCCGCAGCCGATAATCAGGATACTTCCGAAAAGCTGCTGGTTTCGGGATCTATTTCGGGCTCTGCTGATGCGCTGAGAAATCGTTTGGAAAATATTTCTTTCAACAACACCATTGAGATTAATTCGACCATTTACTTCTGTCGGGCAAACAATAACGAGTTTAACTATTCTAGTAACCCCACATATCTCAGTCAGAGTCAGATTGTTGTCAAGAACAACGCTGAAGAATTGCCTGTAGCTTTTGTTACTTCGGTGGGTTTGTACTCGGCAGACAATGAGCTGCTGGCGACTGCCAAGCTCTCTGAGCCCTTAGAGAAAAACCCGACTGATGAATTTACCCTGCGAGTAAGATTGGATTACTAAACGTAAGTTAAGAAAATGAAATGGCGCATATCTTTAGATTTAACAAATCAGACAAGATTATCAATCTTGTAAAGACGTATCCAAAGGTATCCTATTATTTTTATAGTGGCTCCGCTTACTATAACAACCAATATAATTTAAGCGGAGCCTTTTCGGCCAGCGCGCTCGGAGTTCCATCGGGTTACGTTTCATTATATGAACAAAATGTGGACCGTTCTGGTTCTATCAACTTCGCAGATTCCACATTAACCGGCGACATTAAGGATCCTTTTGGTCATGCCGTCGCTGCCGGCGTTGACCCACGCACCTTTTACGACGGAGCCAATCCTCGGTATGCCACGTTTAAGGTCAAGGATGGAACCCGGATAGGCTTCAAGACAGTTACTGATAAGCAATTTAATATTAGTTCATCTTTCGGAAGTGTATTGTCCCAAAACTATCCGCTTTCTGCATCTATTCAGAAGTATTTTTACGCCGCTGCAGCTGCTAAGTTTGCCACCTCTTCCGTCGATAATTCTGCTTCTACGCCAACCTATACCACCGGTTCGATAACTTATCTGTATGCTCTAAAAAACAGCCTTAATCACTACTCTGTTGTAAACCCCAATTATCAAGTTTCTTCTTCGGTGAGAGATCTTACTGCTAGTTCCCCGTCACCCGGAGCCATAGATGTTGGATTAGTTACAATTCCCACTATACTCTATGGTGATACTATTAAGCGCGGAAGTGTGAATTTAAAATTCTACATAACCGGGACTTTGGTGGGAGAACTCAAGGACGAGAATAGAAATGGCGATCTGATCCAGACTGGCCCTGCAGGATCCACCGGTTCGGGGTCTGTCGCCGGCATCGCGCTCTACAGCGAAGGCTTCCTGGTTTTGAGTGGCGCCTGGGCCCTTTCAGATTCTCACACAGAGGATTATGTTGAGACGGGCGTCAGTGTGGCACCATCATGGAAATACTTTGCTCAAACAATCTCTGCCTCTGCTCCGACAACTCATTCATCAAGTTATGCTCTAAATTTTAGCGGTTCTCACAAGATTCCTACTATGACTGTGTTTGCACATGCTGGAAAAGGTGACCTAAACCACTCTAATAATCCGACATATATCAGCAAGAACACGCAACTCTATCTTACATCTGGATCAAATGGGTATCAACAAAATCCAGACGCCACAATCAAAAATGTGGTAAGCTCCTCCTATCCGGATCCCACAGGTTCTTTCACCAAAACCACCTATATCTCCAAGATCGGACTTTATGATAAGAACAAAAATCTTATAGCTATTGCCAAGGTGGCAACGCCCGTTAAGAAAACAGCTGAACGTGACTTTACATTTAAGATCAAGCTAGATATCTGATATTATCTGCTAAAAGGGAGAGCGAAGATGGCAGTTACGCGTGATATAATTGTTGATGAGCTTTATCGTTCCATACGAGATGCAATGAACGCCTTTTTGTGGACGCACCGCGAAAAAAACAATGTAATAGTCCAGCTCGATGATAAGAAGATTACTATCTCATTTAGGATAAAAATAGAAGATTCCGAGATAGAAAAATGATTTTAGGAATAGACGTTTCAACCAGTATTACTGGTTACACCCTGCTAGATGAAACCGGCAAGATTATAGAGTGCGGCCATATCGATATGCGCAAAGAGAAGAACTTCTTCAAGAAGGCAACTCTTGTTGAAGATGCACTAGCTCAGATCACTGGCTACACCACCATTCAGGCGGTATATATCGAGCAGCCCTTTTTGTTTTTCAAGTCCGGCGGATCATCTGCAGCCACGATGGCAGCCCTCCAAAAATTTAATGGCGTTGTGTCGTGGATATGCTATAATCTATTTGACCTTGAGCCCAAGTACCTAAAGGCCCAGGAAGCGCGAAAGCTTTGCTCTATTAAGGTCCCCCGCGGCCAGAAGGCAAAGAAGGTTGTCATGGATTTTATCATTGACAACGTGCCCGACTTTGATGTAGAATACACAAGA